CTGGCTGATCCCAGATCAGCCCAGATTCACGACGGAGGTGTTTGACGTACCTCGAATCTTCGGGGAGCATTCTGATGTGGCTAATGACCCAGCGGTAAGTCATCCCCGACCCTGACCGCCAAAAATCCCTGAGATCGGCTCCGTGATAGAACTGGCAGAAATCTGCCTCGACCATTTCACAGAGCCGATCATCAGAGAGGATATGGGCTAGCCAGGCTATTCCCCCGAGGTCGTACCCAGGGCCTTGAAAGCCTCACCGATGAACTCAATGTGGTCCTTGACCTTCGGCTTCACCGAAGCCTTGTACTCGGCAAACTGGTCCTCGCCCAGCAGGGCCTTCAGAGCGGAGATCGGCTTGTCGTTCTCGTAGTGCTCAAGCACATCGCCATCGGCCTCGTTCAAGTTCGCCGGAAGCTTGTACTTCCGACCCCGGAACTCAAAAACCACAACGGCGTCCTGCGCCTCGTTCTTCACAGCTTCCTGAGCAGACACTTGTTTTCCTTATTCAGTTAGAAGATGGGGGAGTAGTTGAAGATTCGCTTAGCTAAGCAGGTCGGTGTTGTTCGACAACAGAACGGCCGAATAGCCGTCAGGACCAGCCAGAGCGGAGAAGGTAATGCCGAGCGCAACAGCGTCACTCCGCTGGAGGGCGATTGCCTCGCGGTCGGTCATGGTGACTCGGGGCAGAATCAGTCGGTTGACGTCGCCTTCGTCATCGGTCCACTCGACAGCCAGCATTACCTCCTGAGAGGCCGGAGCGTTCTTCATCTCAAGCCGAGCGACGCCGGACGAGTTCGTAACGGTGGAGTTCAGGAAGTACAGACCCAGGGTGTCCTTGTTGTGGCTACCAAGAGCCATCGAGACCTCAAGGCCCATGCCGGTCAGCGGACGCTTGACCGGGGTGATCGCCTGCCACATATTGACGTCGTTAGTGTCAACAGACGGAGTGACGGAGACACCATCCTCGGTGACCCACCCCAGCTCCTTGAAGGCAACCCCAAAGGGGGCAGTGACATCGGCCGGCTCAGTGGTCCCCAGCGGGGCAACCAGGACTCGACCGTCCGGGGCAAGACGAACCTGCCTCGGGTCGTAAGAAGTTGCAGCCATATTCAGTTCTCCTATTTAGTTATTTGCCGTGCTCTCGAAGGTATGACGCAGCACGGTCGAGCAACTTAGGGTTGTCTCGGAATTGGCCGAGCCCTGCGTTGCAGTTCGAGCACAGGAGTTGTCTGGCCTTACCTGTGTCATGATCGTGGTCGATACATGGAGGCTTCATGGCCTCCCGGCAGATTGAGCAGAGTCCAGACTGCCCGACCAGCATTTCCTCGAACTGCTCAGTGGAAATGCCATACTTGCGCTGACGACCTGTATTGATCGTCCTGGCGATTACCCTCTCCGAATTTTCCCGGTAGTATCGCGCGCTTCGCTCGCTCGTACACGACTTGCATTGGGGCCTGGGCGCGCTCTTCCGCTTATCGAAGTAGAATCGGTCTAGTGGCTTCGACTCTTTGCATCCGGTGCATTGCTTCACGGCATGGACTCGAAGTCGGGGGTTGTTGTTAATCTGAGTGAACAAAAATATCGGGGAGACTCTTCGTGCTTGTCGTATGCCTCGACAGGCCCGACTTCCTCAATTACCCTGTGGAGGCGAATTCCCCAGCCTCGGTATTGATATTGGGCTCGGAAGATACTGGCCTCAACGATGTCCATGATGTCCGCGCATTCATTGGAGGTTGGCGCGTACACATCAATGTCAATCCGAGGCTTACTAATCTTCGGCCACACTCTCAGGCCACCTTCGCGGCTGACCTGAATCCATGTCTTCGTTTTGTCCCAGCCGGTCAGATCCCCAGAGATGTTGTCGATGCTGTAGGGAGCCAGCTCGGGAGTTTGGTTGGTAAGTATGTCTATGACGCCTGCCACGGGATCTCCGTGACGGATGAAGGCTGGCATTACTGAAGCCTCTCTTCCGCTTCAAGCCGGTCGAGAGCCGTTCTCATTGGGGCGTACTTCAGAATGGCAACCTTGCCTCCTGCGTGTGCCCCCCACTCAACCCACTGAGCGCCAGGGTCACGGTTGACCAGGCGGTAGTTCATGCCGTATTTGCGGATGACGAACACCTCTACGTACTTCGGGGGAGAGGTATTCGATTTGCGCCAAGGGCCTCCCACTTCACGGTCGTGGTAGATCTCGATGGCAATCTCTCTCAGGCGTCTCAACTGCCCCTTGGCGTACTTCTCGTACTTGCCGGTGGTGTTGATGATCTGAACCATTTTTCGGCCATCGATCTTCGGGGTGCCTACTCGCCAGGCCATTTAGCCTCCCCGGATTCGACAGACGTACGCGATGTGATCCAGGTTCTCTTCGAGGTCCAACCATTCGGCGGCGTACCCGAACAGCTCGTATTCTCGACCTCGATACTCAACGCGGTCGGTAGGCTCAGGAACAACAGAGTCAGCGGAGGCATACACGCGGATGCTCGACCTCGCAAACTCCCTATTGTCGTTCACCTCGTAGTTGAGCTTTTCAGCTAGGGGAAAGGCTTGCACTGAGCAGCCAGGGATTGTGAACCTCTCAGCGTTCGCCCAGTCCCTAATGAACTGCCCCGAGCGAGCATCCTTAACAAGCGGAGCCCGCTTGAGAACGATCGTGGCGTTCCCGGGGTTGCCTACAGACGCCATGTCCTCGCCACCCCCTGATAGGAGCGGAGGACTTCCAGCCCGAAGGCATCGAAGTCAGCCTCGGAGACGCGCCACTTGTAGGTGATGTCGCCTACGGTCTTCTCTTCGAGATCCCCTGGAGTACGGCCGTTGACCTTGCCCAGTACGGCATCCATAGCAACGCCCTTGATGTCCTGGGGAACCTCATCGAGGTCGTAGCCGTAGGTGTAGGTGACATCAACAACCTCGTAGGGAGCCAGCCCCTCGATGTCACTGAGGCCATCCCAGACTGCCGGCATCCAATACCAGCCGTCATAGCGGTAGGTGTAGTTGGACTGAATCAGGGGAGCGATGTTGGCAACCTCAACAACAGGGCCAACCAGCTCAACTATGCCGTGGCCATCGGCTCGATAGCGAACGGTCTCGTTCGTGTGCAGAGTGAAGGCAACCCCGGTGACAGTCTCGATGTACGCGGTAACCTGATCGATCAGGTATTGGTAGTAGGGTTCCTCGGCAGGAAGAATCGACCTCCGAAGTGGGATTTCGAGGTCTGCGATAGTGAACAACTGTTACCTCACGGAGAGATAGTCATAAAGCTCAGCCAGTCCAGCGGACTGAAGAATGTCGAACATCAACCCAAGCTCTTCAAGCTCAGACTGACTCTGCTTCCAGAGGAATTCTGAGCGAGCCTTGACCTGGGGACCGTAGTGCGAATATGTCAGTGCCTCATGAAGGCACTCATTCCACATGTCGTAGTCGCCGTATTCACAGTATTGAACTGAGTCGTCCAAAGCCTCTACGAGGCCAGGGGTGTCGGTGCACACCGAGGGGATTCCAGAGGCAGCAGCCTCTACAGCGACTCGTCCAAAGGACTCATACTTGCTTGGTACAAGCAACACTCTGGTGCGCTTGTACACCTCGCGGATGTCCTCCTGGTGGGGCATGTACGTGACGTTCGGCAGGTCTAGGTGAGCCTGCTCACCGTAGGCACCGTGCACCCCTAGAAAGGGGACGTCAGGGTTCCTCTTGGCCAGCTCGAAGAACGTCTGCCAGCCCTTGTCGTACATCCCGTCTCCACCCTTGGAGAGGTTGATGAGCGTGACGCACTCACCGAGGTTGTCGACGCGGTAGCGCTCAGGCTCGACCGAGGGGTGAAGTACCAGGCCAGGGGTGTACACCCCTTCAGCCTCGAAGGACTTTCGTACCCAGTGGGTGTTGTACAGCCCGATCGAGGCGTACTGCCCCAGGGTCTTCAGGGTTGACCTGTGGTCGTTGTGGGCGTAGTGGATCACTGGCTTCTTGAACATCTGTGCAACCAGCGACCCTCGGTACGAGCATTTCAGTTGGGTCACGATGACGTCGGCCCACGGGAAGGCGCTAAGCGGAGCTGCCTTCGCCTCAGCCTCGGTCTGCACGGTTCGTACCTGCACGCCGTCTATCTCGTACGACGGGACCTGTGTCGGCTCTCCTACCAGTGCCACTACTTCGTGACCTTGACGCACTAGGTACCGCAATGCATCATGTAGCGAGGTTTCGCCGCCAGCCTGATGCCTCATAGGACCGGGGTAAGCGTGGGTGTAAGCTAGCACGCGCACTGGGAAGAAATTCCTTTTCGCTGGGGGCTTTACTGGCAGAGAGAAGTGCCGGTCGTTTGGCGACGGTGCCGGCACGATCCTCGGGAGAGGGGCGGGTATTCCCGCCCCTCTCTTTAGGTTTCTGGCGACGATTGACAGAAGAACTGTCAATCTGTCACTTAGCTAGAGAAGTCAGCGTCCGGACGCAGCACCGAGAACGGGTACTCGCCACCCAGCCGCTTCAGCGGGTTAATGACGTTCGCCGCAACCCGGAAGGTCGCACGAAGAACCTTCGCATCCTGCTGGAAGGTGTTCAGAACGAGCTGACCAGCCTGGTTGAAAATCGGAGCCGAATCGGTCACCGCAAACTCGATGTCCTGGCGGATACCAATCTTCAGGGTGTCCCACTGACCGGCGATCAGAAGAGCGTCATCCTTGTGGGTGTTCCAGATACCCGACCGAACCTCAGCAAGCGTCTGGCCGTAGATACCCTGGCCAGTCGGAGAACTGGTCAGAGCGCCATCGAAGATGGGGTTCTTGTTGGCGTCACGCAGCCGAACGAGCTGCCACTTGAAACCGGGGAAGGTCACAAAACCGCTCGGGTCATAACCGTCCTCAGCCATCGTCTGAGACAGCGCCGCAATAGCGTCCGCCAGGTCAACAAACTGACCAGGACCAGTACCGATGTTTGCAGCGTTCACGGAGTTGCCGTTGGCAATAGCGTCCGGCAGAATGCCGTGGAAACCGTTCGCGGCCCAGGTCGACGGAATCTCCTCACCGAAGAGGATCGCAGCGTCCAGCTTCTTGCTCATCGCCTCAACGAGGTAGGGCTTAATCTCCTCGAAGTTGACGTCCGAGTCAGCGGCCCAGGTGTCCGGCAGCGGCACCAGGACGGCCATCTCCTCTGCCTCCATACGCTTCTGGGTCCACGTCATGCTCGTGGTCTGCTTCATCGCAAGGTCCTTGGCCTCACGAGAACCATCGGTCTGAGTGGAACCCGGACCGAACGAGGGCTTGTCGCTCGCAGCAGTACCCTTGATCCAGTAGGCGTCCGGAAGAGTCTCGGTAAGAGTGAAGATCTTCTCTCGCCGGGTCATCCGGGAAACCGAACCGAGCTGAAGAGCAGCCGAGCCGGTAATGACGTCATCGAGAATGCCAGAGGCAACCTCGGCGGGAAGCTCCCGGACCCGGTTGCCGACACTCTGAATCGACGGGTCCTGCTCGTGACGGTAAAGACCCTTGGTGGTCTGAATAGCCATATTTAGTTGTCCTTTTTAAGTTAGAGAGACTTAGCGGCCGTTGCCCCAGATGAGCTGCGCCATGTAGGCGTTAGCTACGTCATTGGGGTTCTTCGGGCCTTCGTTGGTTGCAGTCCCACGAGTACCGGCGAAAACGTCGGTGGTGTTCGTCGTGGTGTTGGTCTGCCCGGCCTTCACTCGGCCGGCAAGCTTCTCGGCGGAAGCCTTCATGTCCTCCGGAGTCTCACCACTGATGAACTCAACGTCATCCATCGTCAGACCAGCCCCGAGGGCGATAGAGGTCTTCAGCAGACTGAGGTTGTCCTGCTTCAGGGTCGCGTTCTCTTCCTGAGCACGCTCAAGCTCGGTCTTCTGCGAATCCTTCCAAGCCCGGAACTCCTCAAGCTCCTTGTCCTTGAGCTGCTTTGCAGTGCGGTGTGACGCGTTCTCCTTGCGCAGGGTCTTGACGTAATCGATCAGCTCCTCAGGGGTAAGCTGCTCAAGCGTCTTCTTCTGCTCAACGACCTCGGTCTCAGTACCCTCGGTCGTAGTGGTGGTCTCGGTCGCCTCCGGGGCGTTCTCTCCGGACATATTCAGTTATTCCTTATCCCTCTAGGATTGCTTGTTGGTTGGCTGACCACCGGGACCAGCCTTCGCCTTAGCGCCCTCCTTGGTGAGGGCCATGGCGTTCTCGTGCTGTGCCTTCATTTGCTGGTCTTCGCGTGCCTGCTGCTGTGCCTGCCATTCCTCGGCATCGGCAACCAGCCGGTCAATCTGGTCAGGATCGAGGTCCATCATTTCTGCGATAACAGGAACCATGAACGGAGGAGCCTGAGCGAACGCTTGAGCAAACTTGACTGCGGCATCAGCCTTTTCAGCGAGGCTGCGTATCTCCGCATCGCCCCAGATGACCTCGGCATCAAGTTCCTTGGCCTTTTCGAGGTTCCCCTTGTACTTGAAGACCAGGCGCATCGCCTTTTCGAGAGCCCATCCCACAGACCGCTGGCGGGCCTGAGTCCTAAGCTTGTGCCCCGACTCAGCCTGGGTAAGGGTGTCTCCAGAGATGTTCGCCATTCGACCCATGAGGTAGTGCGCAGGAAGCTGCGTAATACCAGCGAAGTCAAGGACGTCATCTCGTACGGAATTCAAGATCTGGGTAATGTCGACCTGATCGAAGTCTCCGAACTTCGCATCAGGAGCGGGAACGTGCCAGAGGGTGTCTGCGCCAGGGTCAAAGGGAGGCTTGGCGTCTACACCCTTCTTCCCCTTCTTCGCCTGAGCGATCTGGCCACCAGTCATCCAGCGCTGGCGGTAAGCCTGGCTCTTGGAGATGATGAGCCGATTGAGGATCGTCAGGTTGATTCGGTCCTGGACCTCGAAGGCATCCTCAGCCTCAGCCTTGCCATCAGGACGCCACTGGCACCGAACGAGAGGTACTTCGTTGATCTCGTTCTGCTGGACCTTGAGCTGAGTGAAGCTGCCATTGATGAACGCCACAGAGGCAGCGATAGTCTCACTGTTCTTCGGGCCTACGTAGGCGATCACTCGACCGTCAGCCAGGTAGACAACCGCTACCATCTGACCAAGGTAGACGTCCTTCCACACCCTGATGCCAGCCAAAGCCCTGGTGGGCTTTACGGGATCGGTGAAGACATGGCAGAGCTTCGGATGCTCCACGGTGATCGTGGGCTCCTCGGTCTCAGGGTCCTCAGGACCCACCAGGAGGTAGCCTTCACCGAAGGTTGCGCAGTAGGTCAAGAAGGTGTCCATCTGGAAGTCCATGTCATTGGCCATCCAGACAAGTCGAGCGTCCCTGTCGGCAAGTCCACGACTGCCTTCAGCAGTACCTTCAGAACGGGCCATTTGAGGCCCCTGAGAGCCATTCTGAGGCGAGTTCCCACCCTGAGGGGTACTAGGAGTGGGGGAGGGCTTAGGACGCTCGGGAGAACCGAATCTAAAGCCCTTTACCCGCATACGCGGAATCATCGCGTTCGTAGCTAGAGCTACGTAGTTCGTAAGGGCCTTCTCTTGGAAATCTCGGAGGGCCTTGACGTACCTCCGGTCACCATTCGGAAGGGGGTGATGCCCAGAGACGTAAGCCTCACGAACGCTGTGAGCGGTTTGCTTCCCCTCGATGGCAAGCATTCCATTGAATAGCCACCACTCAGGAGAGCCGGGAGGGAAATTGGTGGCAGCGCCGTTGAAGATCGACGGATTCCATGAGTACGGCAGTCCTGCTGCCTGATTACCCGGTGGAACCGTGACTTCTGCGGTGTAAGTCCCCAAGCGCCCTCACCTCCTTATTTAGTTGTCTGGCGTGCTCACCAGGCGTACATCGTGCGATCCACCTCCGGGGCGAGAGCGCCGTCTTCAATTGCTTGCATACACGCCGCATGAGCTAGCACCGCTGCTTGTGCAGCGGCGATATACCGCTTACTGTCTGCGGTCTCCTTGCGAAGGATGTCCCCCTGGGGAGTCTCTAGAATGTGGCAAGCGAGAATGTGTCGCTCCAAGTCAGGTTGGTCGTTCCAGACGACTCGCTCTGCTCGGACACCACTCTCAAAGCCCTCGATGGCCTTGGCGTACTTAGCCTTCGAGGTAAGCCAGAACTCCTCAATACCACAGTCTTCGTAGTCAGCGGCCCACTTGCCGATGATGTCCTGGAACTGGTGTGGGTCAGCGAACACGCTGTAGACGTTCCGCTTCTCCAGTTGCTTCCGGACGTACTGGTCGACCTCGTAGTAGGGGACTTCCCAGGACCGATCAGCGTTCTCGGGCTTCTCCCACATCTTCAGGAGCCAGACTGACTGATCGGTTAGCCGCACCGCTACCACAGCAGCGGCACCATTACGCATCGCCCCCTTGAAGCCAAGGGCGATCTTGTCGGTCTTCTTGAGAGGTTTAACGCTGTCCTTCCGAGCCTTCTCGACATCGCCCTTCTTGAGCCACCCGGACTCACCAATGACGATCTCGTTGAAGTAGAACTTCCTCGCTGAACTCTCTCGGGTGTTGCTGTCGCAGATCTCCTCGAAGATACGGTTGATGTTCACCCAAGGAGAGTTGCGATAAATCCAAGCAAGCGCAGGAAGGGCTTGCTCAGGGTCTTTGACGTCCTCGACATGAATACTCTCGGAGTCGAAAAGAACGCCTCCGAGGTGACCGTCAGCGGCTAGCCGGCTGAACTCCCGGTGGGAGGCTTCGGCTACCGAATTCTCGCCTGGGAGAGGAGCGTTCGTAACCTCGACGGATCGACCGTCGAGCTTTCCGAGGTTCCGTCGCAGCACTTCAGCGAACTCAGGGCCTCTTTCCGCAGGTACCCAGTTGTGTGTTTCCTCAAGAACGACGAATGTCGGTCGAGCACCCTCACGGCTTCGTGGACTTGCGGTAACCTTCTCAAGTTTTCCACCATTAGGGACGTAGATCCGGCTCAGAGCGATGTCCAAGCCATATTCGGACTCAGCAGCGCCGTTGGCGAGCATTGAGTTGATCAGGACCATCGTCTGATCGGCTTGAGACTCAGAAACGGCTGCGAGCTGAACTAGGGGGTTTGGATGAGGACGGCCAACGGGATTGCCATAGGCATCCCAGCCGTCGAATTGAACCGGAGCTAGAAGCTCCGTACAAGCCATAGCGCCGACCATCGGGGTCTTACCGACACCCTTGGCGCGCTCTCTATAGGCTCGCCGGAAGAGCCAGCCACCTTGGCTGAACTTGCCAGCGTGGGAATCCCACTTCGTATCGGGGTGGAGGGCATAGAACCAAAGGGTGAACCGAGCCTGGTCATCTGTGTACTGCCAAGTCGTCCCTTTGTTGATACCGTCAGGCTGAGCCAGGTAGGTGGAGGCCCAGTCAAGCAACTCCCAACCAAGCGTCTGGAAGCCATGATCTTCCGGGAGCCCAGGTGGGAGGCCGCCTTGGGCCATGACACCCTCCTGGGGTTTGGATATTGAGTTTTATGCAAGCTGTGTGGTAACGTTCAGGGAACGTCGCCAAACGTGAAGGAGCTAGCCATGAAGGTGCTAGTCGCCATCCAGATCGAGGTAGATCCGGAGAAGTGGAGCCAGAGCAACAACGGGCCTTGGCCCGAGGATGACAAGCGAGCCTTGAGCACCGCCGTTCGGCAGGACGTCAAGAGCTACATTCAGAACCTTCTTGACGGCGCGTACAACTTCGAGTTGACGGATGCGAAGGTGGCTGTTCGATGAACGACTCAAGTCTCCTCAATGACCCGATCAACCCGGACTATGAGCCCCCGAAGGTCGTCTACAGGTACGAGGTGGAAGCTCGGGTTGAAGGGGGCAACTGGACCTCGGTTGACTTCGGAGACCACGGGAAGTCTGCTGGCAAGCTCCTGGACGCGACGGATGTCCGAGACATCCTTGAGGCCCAGGGCTACAAGACCCGGCTCTTCCGGATTGAAACTCTGCGCACGCAGATCGACCCCAAGTAAGAGGCGAAGAAGTGATTCACTTCGAGGGCGGGAACCTCATTCACCTCGTGGAGGAGATCGAGCAGAAGGTTGACTATCTCCTGCGGAGATGCTGGATGCCCTCCTTCAACAACCAGTGGGCAGCGACACAGCTCAGCCTCTACCTTGTGCTCTTGGAAAAGAGCGGCTACGACACTCAGCCTGTCTACGATCTCTGGAAGGAGCGCTACGAGGCTTACAAGGCTCAGGGTGGTCGAGCCCACTGGGTGAGCCTCGGTCACTAATGGACATCAACCCCATCGGGGGTTGGCCTAATCGCCAACCCCCACCCTCCTACGGGGAAACCGTAGGCTGTCTCATAGCCGTCGCCATTACCGTCGCCATCATTTGTCTTTGCTGTGGAGTGTTCGTATGACCGCGCGCCTGAGCAACGTAGGAAGCCACTGGAACAGCGATGACCGCAGTTCCCCTCATCGAGGATGTGACGCACATCCGGAGCCAGCGAGGCCGGCTCTACGACCGAGTAGAAGCGATCATCACAAGGGCTGAGGATCTTCGCCTGTTAGCCGCTTCCGGTAGTCAACCCCCGAGCGAGTAGCCTTCTCGGCTTCCTTGACTACATCAGCACCAGAAGTTTGAATACGCATCCCCAGGGAGCCACGGTCTTTGATCGTGGCTCCCATCTTTTCTAGGCGAATACGAATTTCACCGGCTAGAGACTTGGCGTCCTTCGGGTCACAGGGAACGTCGATAAATCCGCCGCTCTCCTTGTCCACGATCATGTGCCAACCCCACAGGAGATTGTGAAGGAAGGCAGTCTCAAGCATGAACTCCCAGTCGGTGTCAGTCATGAGCATCGCCTGAGGCGACTCCTGCCAGGTCTTCCACCACTTCTTCGTTCGATTGCACCACTTGATATCAGGCTCTTCGTCCTCAAGCTCAGGACCCCGGCGTTCGCCATCCCACTGGAGGGCGCCGATGTTGTGAACGACCGGATTTCGGTTTACCCGAGCGTCATCGGTCTTCTTCTCAGTCATCGGCATCGCCAAGCAAGTTGTATTCCAGCTTCGTCTTGGCGTACTGAGCGAGCCCAAGGCCCCGGTGCGAAGGGATCGACCCGTCTGGAAAAATCAGGGAGTAGGCAGTCTCGGGATTTCCTTCGTCATCCCAGCCGTTATAGCAGGCGACCACTAGGTAGTCAGTGATGATTTTCGGGTCAGGACCGTAGTATGCCTCATCGACAGCCCGAATGGCGTTAGCCAGGTTGTCATCGGCGGCCTTCTGCTCAGCGGTCTTCATCGCTCCTCCACCGAGATAACAGCCGGCTTCGTCGGAGAGATCATGGAATTGATCTGAATGGAGGCGAGCATCTTGCTCGGGCAGCCATCAAGGATGTAGAGGGTGTCACCCTCGCAATACCGCTCACCATCCAGCCGGCTGGAAGCCGTCCGGACCTTCACTCGGTCGTCCAGACCAAATCGGTTGTTCTTGAGGAAGTCCTGAGCCCGAGACTCACTGGGAGCGAACACGAAGTTCATCAGGCACCAGCCTTCTTCGGCGCTGCCTTCTTCGCGGGAGCACGCTTAGCAGGAGCCTTCCTAGGAGCCGGCGTAAGCAGCCCGCTAAGGGCCTTCAGATCATCGCTAAGGCGAGTTTCCTTGTATGTGGTGTACTTCTCTGAATCGGGGCTAACGAGGTCTCTGGTAAGCCTGTAGGTAGCGTCCTCTCGAGACTTCCCCACCGAGCGGTGAAGGTGCTCGATGATGACGTCATCCCGGTAGACGAGCTTGTCAATTCCTCGACCCCAGTCAAGCCACACGAGATCGATGCACATGTGGTCAAGCTCCGAAGGAGCCATATAGCCAAGGGCCTTCGGGATGTCAGAGGTCATCACCACGGCGGTAGCCATAGCCTCGAACTGAAGCAGGTCATTGGGATAGGCGATACCAGTCTTCAGGGCCTTCAGCTCCCCGAGAAGGGCCTCATCCCAGCCACGAGTCTTGGGGAGGTGGTCATCACCCATGAAGCCCACAGCGAGCCCCAGAGAGCCCTTCAGGGCCTCAAAACCAGCATTCAGGGGTGCTACCACCCCCGGCTTGTCGACAGACACCGTGATGGCTCGACCATCGGCCTGGGTAAGGTGCCAATAGTAGAGGTCATGGTCCGGGTCATCGGCTGAGATTACGAAGACCAGCTCCGTATCAGCCGTACAGGTCTCCCGGAATGCCTTCAGGAGCCTCAGCGAGTTGCCGATGCGGCCTCGGGTAGGCACGAGAACGGTTAGATCGGCCATATTCAGTTATTCCTCCTGGGAAGTGGCCTTGGATGGCCATGAAAAAGGCCCCCGAGAGGGGGCCTTGGGAAGTGCGTAAGTCAGAAAGTTATTTCACCGTTGATGACTGCGAGGGTTAAGCCTAGCGCTACCAGTGCCATCGGCAGATAAGCCATCGTGAGGCCCTTTCTGGCCTCGCTGTAGCCAGGTTCGCCGGTACGCCGGATCGTCCTGAGGGCTGAGTGCCCGAAACCGATGGCGATCAGGTTGGGGATGAACAGTGAGCACCACCCAACGATCAGCCCGATTAGGCCCAAGTAGTAGGCAGCCTTGGCGTTCGAGTTGGTCTGAGGGTGCATCGCTGCTCCAAGAGGTCTGAGTTGGGGGCTGGGAGTATCTGGAGAGCACCACCCCGCCATGAGAAGTCTCCCAGCCCCTCCATTGCTCACGATAACTGCGATCCCCGAGAAAGTCTAGTCGTACGCTCGATGAGGTTCTTCGGCAGATAAAAGGCGTACTGGATGTTGTCGGATACTCCGAGGCTTACCGCCTCGTCGTAGCGCTCAGGTCGCTCAAAGCGACCGACAGACACCCAGGGTCCATCGGCAACAGCAGCTTCGATGCGGACTCCTGAGTCCAGGAGAAGCCTCCTACGCCCCTGGGCGTCGCTAGCCTCCCAGATCTCCCTGTAGGTGCTTCCCGTTCCCCGGTACTCAGTCCTACTGGGAGTCTCGGGAAGGGCGCTCAGTTGGTCAATCAGGGCCTCTAGAGAGGCAATCTGGCTGTCATAGATGGCCTTAACAGCCTCAGACTTCCCAGCAGACCTCTCAAGGAGGTCCACAAGGCCATCTTGGGCCTCCTGAAGCTCTTCTTTGTGGGATTCCCCGGGAATGAAGACCTCTTCGAGGACTTCCAGGTCTCCAATGTGGCTCAAAAGCTGCTCTTCGGTGATCTGCGTAAGGATTTTAGCGTTCACTGAAGTCGCTTCGCAGCCCAGTTTCTTAACCTTCCCCCTACACCTGTAGTAGACCCCCCATTTGGGGTCGCCACCACCAAAGATGTAGTGTGGGTGACCAGACTTCAGGCAGAAACTAATCTGCAAAAGAGGTGCAGTGGAGCGAGTTCGAGGCTTCTTGACCGAGTTATCGTCAAGTTTCTGCTGTAGGGCTTCCCAGACGTGCCGCTTCACGATTGGAGTGGACTGCATCACCGGCAGTCCGTTAGGACCCCTGAACACTTTGCCATTGTGAATCTGATATCCCAGCAGCGCTTTGTTCCGCAGAATCCTCCCGAGAACGGTGCTCGACCACCGTTCTCCGTTGGTGGGCTTGCCCTTCTGCTTGCGCTGCTGGTCTCGTGGTGCAAGAGCCTTGTTTCTGTTGAGGTCTTCGGCTATGGCGTTCAGGGAGTCTCCGCTGAGAATCCTCTCGATGGCCTTTCCGACAATCTCAGACGCCTCAGGGTCAGGCTCTAGCTTCCAGCCCTCACCCATTGGTTGTTTGACCGGGCGATAGCCGTAGGGAACAGGACCCCCGTGGTAACGGCCGTCCTCGCGAGCTTTCCTCTGAGAGCCCTGATTCCGATCCTTGATCGCGGCAAGCTCAATTTCTCCGGCGAACGCGAAGAATGTGACCATGAGCTGACTGATTGGGTCCAGAGGTCCTTTCCGGAAGTCCAGATCCATCCGAGGGGAGTTGCCTGGCCCCTTGTGGAAGATGATTACCTTCCGATGCTCAATGGCCCACTTGGACAGCTCGTACATGTCCATCATGCTGCGAATAGCTCGGTCCGCTCTGGCGAAGATCAGACCGTCATACTCGCTGGTACGCTTCGTGAGCCAGGGACCTAGCTTGGGTCGCTGGAAGGGGTTGAACTTCCCAGCCGAGATGTCAAGGTCCCTGGCCCAGTCGACGATGTTCTCCCCACCTGGCTCCACCGCTGGGTCGGCCAGGATGTCTGCCTCCTGGCGCTCAGGGGAGGTAGTCTCGTCGGTCTCCTTGCTGAGCCGGATGCCGGCTAGCAACCTCAGTGAGTTGGTCATCCATCGACTGTAACTCTAGAGCGCTCGAAGGCTCCAGTACGCCACAGTTACAGAGTGTCTGAGCTGGGGCTAGCTGACCGGAAGCGGCTGTTCAATGGGGTTGCCGTGCTCAGGAGGCAACGGCAGGTTCTTCGGAGTTCCCCGGGCGAGCAAGGCCAGGATGGCGACGGTGAGGGTGACTAGCAGGGCGACGGCGATCCTCTTCTCCACGGTCAGGATGCTACGCGATTACGCCTGCATCCTCTTGGCAGCGTCATCGTTGACAGCCTTGGCCAGGCCAGCCAGGAAGGCCGGGTCCTGAAGCAGAGCCGCAAGCTGATCCTTATCGATGGTCACCGGCTGAAGGACCGTCTTCGAGGTCGCACCCTCGAAGGTCTTGTTGAGGACATTCAGGGTCGACAGCCCGGCGGGGATACCACCACCCTCATACTGCCAGGGAAGCCGACGAAGCTCCTTGGCGACATCGGGGTCCTTCAGGGCGTTCTTGAAAAAATCGTTGAATTCAGCCTGGGTGGTCACTAGATCCTCCTCGGGGAACCACGGCTTAGTGCTGTTCTCGTGGGAATCACGAGTACTGAAGTGAACGTGCTTGTCATGGGGGTTCTTGCCAGAGTAGGTACGCCAAACTCCTAGGCCCCAGGACCGAGAGGTAATCCGGCGGTTGTAGATGACGTACTGGATTGCCTCGTGCTTCAGAGCAGCCGCGATAACTGCCTGGACGTCCACTCCATCGACGTCCATATCCCAGGCATCCACCGAGCCGTCAGGATCGGGGTTATGGTCGCTATCCGTCGCCTGGTGAGCGAGGTCTCCCACAGTTCCATCCGAGGTCTTATCCCGATCGGGCCACCTGGCATTCACCTCCTTTCGGAAGTTCGTCAGAGCCGGGTTGAGGTACCAACCGCCCATTACGACGGCTCCACGGGTGACTCTTCATCAGGAATGCACCTGGCGACTGACGCCGCCCGACGCTCCGCATACAGCTCGTACTTCAGGATCAGGAAGTTGACGAGATCCTGAAATACCTCAGGAGGCGTAGGGTCCTCCGGGAAAGGCCCAGGGGTGATCTGGGGCTCCAAGATGATCGTTGAGTTGCCCAGGCTGAGGGAGACTCGGTACGTCTCAAGGTCACCGGAGATTACGGGGGGGTCATAAGGCATCTTCGCAGCTCCTTGCGTGGTTGACAAAGCCCAGAGAATGTGCTTCCCTTGGCTCTCTATATGCGATCTTGAGGGGTTACTGATGGCGTGCAACAGCCGCGTTGGCGTACATGCACACCTCATCCAGCTTTGTCAAGGCCAAGCTGAGTTCCCGGGATTCGGGACAGTGCTCAAGGAGCACTTCGGCAAGCACCCCGCACTCGAAGCGAATCAGCTCATGCTTCGTCCGGATGTCCTCAGTGGACGGCTGGTGATAGCTGAACCTCGATGCGACCTCAGTCGGGTCAATCTTCACAGTGAAGTCCTTCGATGAAGCCACCGTATAATCCCTGGTCAGGACTGTATATCAGTGGAGACTTATACTCAGAGTTGTCAATGTGCCGATGGGTAAGCCCGAGCGGAGCGAGGGCTAGTCAGCGATCGGCTTCAATGTGGACGGTCATCGATAGTGATGATCGTAAATCATTCAAAACGGTGAATATTGAGACATCGGCATGTCCAAATTCTTCCCATATTTTGGGAATCGGACAAACTCTCCAAACCGTACAGCGGGGCGTACTAGGAGCGAGACGATGCCCAGCCATCGACGATCTTGGGTATCCCCCCGGGTGCATAAACATACATCGAACAAGCGTGCTAAGTCACGCTTGGCTACGGTGACAAGCATCAATCATCGATGAGCATGAGCATGCAAGAACATCAAACAAGCAGCTTGAGCAGCATAAACATGCTTCTGACACACTCTGAACTAAGCTGTGATGTAAGCACGTCTGTCTATGGCTACGGGGTGATACATGCACCAGGCCGCATACGGTGCATGGTTATGCAATCAGCATGCATGGATATGGAAGATCATATATGAGCGTTCTATAGTGGACAGACAGCAGTGACAGCCGTCTATGGGAGATCTCCTACCCGGCCGATAGGCGATGTAGGCTCGGGACAGAGACGCGCATCTATAGCGAGACCCATCGATAGTGAAGCCCTTGAATGGAAGCAAGCTTCGATAGAGACAGGCTTCGATGGGATGTCTACAGTGGAGAGAGCAGCCCGTCTAGGGGAGTGCATAAGTATGCGCTATGCCGGATGGCACTATCTGAAACTACCCGGGAATGTTACTTGTGAGTAACAGCTTTCATATCCTCTTTTATGCAAGCTGGCAGTGTAGGATTACGTCATGACTCAGCCGCTCGCCTCGCACGCCGCGCGCCCCGTGCGCGCGGGGGTGGCTGCTGTGTCTGGGGTGACTCACGGAATGGCCTGTACGCAGGCTCGCCGCATCCCTGTTCTTTGACAAGCGCGCACGCGCCCATAGCCCTAGGCAAACCTCTGGCACGCTAATGCGTGCGCAGTGCCGTGAGGAGAACCTAGGCAGTGCGGATGAGCCCTTTAGTAGACCTGTATGGGGGCACACGTTGTGTGCCTCTTTACCGTCGCCTAAAGGAGCATGAGCAATGGGAAGATACGACGACCTAACTGTCTACACTGACCCAGCTAGTCTGGAACGCCTCAAGGGCCTGCATGGATACGAAATCGGCGACATCAAAGATGGAATCGCCACACTGACATTCCCCAACATCGGACGTGCTGCCGGGTGGAAGAACATGGTAATTGAACCCGTGACACTGATTAGCGAGGTGAAGGGATTCACTCACGAAGTAGTGGTGATGGTTGAGCTGACACCCCACCACACGGATCTCTGCAACAACTGCGGAGGATGCCAGCGGAACGCCTGCGAAACTCACCGGCTCTGTTGGTGTGGCTGACAGCCTCACAGCCTCGCTAAGCCTCTATCAAGCCTTTCCCTAGTAGTGAGTAGGGGAAGGCTTGCTTAGTCGCTTAGACAGGACTAGCCCGTTACCGTCGCCTAGCAGTAAGGAATCGAGATGCGCCGCACAATCGCTACCCTGGCCATGCTGGTCACGCTCTCAGCCTGCCAGCCCGCCAACAGCAACAGCACCACTGAGACCTCAGCCAGCGAGCCGACCACGGTTGCCACCCTGGCAGCTACCCTCCCAGACTGTGAGGACGTGGAAGGCGTGACGCCGTGCTACACCTTCGATGAAGGTGAATGGCGGGTAGTCGAGAGCTACAGCCCTTACCGGGCTATCACCCTTCCGGAGTGTGCCACTGAGGATAGCGACAACTGCTACTGGGACGCCGCTAGCCAGGGAAACGGTAAGGGGCGAAACTTCATCACTGTGAACGGGCAAACTACCTATCTGTGAGCGCTTTAAGGGTGGCCAGGCTTAGCGGTCTGGCCGCCCGTATGGCACGGCAGAAAGGGATGAGGGGATGCAAACCATTCGGCCTATCGCGGAACGGATTGACGTTCCGTTTGAAGACATCAAACGCCAGGCTGCCAGGGACTACGGCGTGAGCATCGATAACCTGGCAATCACTGTGCACGAAGGTCACGGGGTACACACTCACGACAAAGACTGTCGCCTCATCGCGGGTAAGTGTTACAGCCACCATGACGATTCGGATTGGATTGTCTTTGTGATCTATGACGGGTTCCACCGCGCAGACTACGGCGTGATTGACGGCAGCTTTTCACTCTGGGCTGACTAACAGAAAGGAAACCGGGAATGTTTCGTATAGAGTTGAGGAATGGCAAGGGGTGGACAGAGCACGTCACCCTAGCCACCACTGAGGCTACCGAGAAAGTCATGACTGACCGGGGGCGCAAAAAGGGAACGCATTACAGGTTTGTTGACCTGAACAAGTCAGCAACCGTGAAGCGTGCCAGGAAGGCCACTGAGGCCACCACTGCCCCCGCTTTCAAGAGTGCTGAGGAGACAGCAGAGTGAGCATTACGCGATTTCAGGCCCTAGTGAGTCGTGAAAGCCTCGCTGAGGTTTACCCGAACATAGGGACTTACAAGGGAATGGCGTTCCATGTCGTAAGCATCCTGCCGCTAGCCGGTAGTGACCGGCTGATGATCGGGGTGGAGGGTAACGGGGTATCGACGGAATACACGCTTTATCAGCTCGACCCATCGCGTCACCTCCTGGAACTGATCGAACGGGGTACGTATCGGGAAGACATAATGACATGGCATGATCCCGAGTATGGGCCACTGCCGCTGTCCTACTAACGGCCAATCGGCTAGGCTCAGCTTCACAGCTGAGCCTAGCCATAGGCAATTAGGGAGGAATGACAATGGTTAGGTGGGCACGAAAGATTCCCACTAAGGGTGGAACATCAACGGTTCATGCCGTAGCAGAACGGAACGGAATCGCTACGGCACTATGTCAGCCGACCATGATGGTAAGCGACACTCAGCAATGGGTCGCAAAACAGGTCGGCGAAATTGCATACCTAACTAAGTGCTCACGTTGCGATCGTCGCCTAGCGGGCAACTAAGCCATGCCAGGTAAGCGTCACATGCGCTATGACCTCTGCCGCAAGTGTGGGGGCTGCTCTGCCGGTAAACTACGGTGCTCACACGGGCACCTATGGTGTTGGTGCGTAAAGGTGGTCCCGCTGTTGCGGGTACCGGAGTAGGGGAGAGGCAATGGACGTTTATTTCGATCACACCCATGAACAATGGGTGGGGGAGTACGAAACCCGTAGCGCTGACGGGGAAGTGCATCGTCAGACGGAATGGTTTAATGAAAAAGCTGACGCTGTGCGCTTTGCTCGCACTGGCGAAATGCCAAAGGGTGAGGATAAGTAATGGATCTAAGCCACTTTGACGCAATGGCGCGGAGAGGGGACTACATGGATGAGCAGCGAGACTACGCGGAAGAGGATTACACCCGCGCCGCAATGGAGCGTGAGGCTCGGGAAGAATTCGAGTACGAAGCAATTCGTACTCGAAGGGAAATTCCTAGCGTCACCTGTTGGGCTTGCCAGTGTTGCACGCTCGTTATAGCTAACGGGGAATGCTGCGACAGTGACCAGCACGGCGGGGATGGTAAAGAACCTCTGTCAGAGATCCCTAACGGTGCACACGCCACCCTGGGGATGTTCTGGCACAACCACGATGAACAGTGCCCCAATTACCAGCCCGAGGATGCCACTGAATACCGGGGGCAAGTCGCCGAGTGTAACTGCGAGCGGCGGGAATTCTCCTGGTCTAGCTGCGACGCTTGTGGCTCAAACCTGGGAGGCTCACGGCACGCTTTCGTAATCTGGTCACCGGCTGAGAGCGTCACAGAAGCATCAAACGGCTAGCCCGGTAGGGTGATGGGGTCTCAGCTCACTAGGGCGGCTACGGCCGTTCTAGCGGGCTGGATGTCCTATCAGACTCAAGGGGAGAGACATGGCAGACAGAATCCTCGCCAGAGACGTTCAGGAGATCTTCACGAATTTCTGCCAGGCAGCTAGCCGGGCTGGATTCAACACAATCGGATGGACCTTGCTTGCGCCAGAGATGAAGGGGAACGTCTGGCGTCTGCAAGAAAAGGAGGAATGGAGGGTCAACGGGAAGCTTACTGACCGCAAGTTTCACGACACCCCGTTTCCCTCTCACCTAGACGCGACTAACCGCGAAGTCTACTACCGGATTCAGGCGTGGATGCAATGCTTGACCGCTATCCGCAGCAACCGCGCTGATGTTGAGACTGGGAGCCAAATCGGATGAACGAAACTCGCATGATCTACCGGCCGGAAGGCTACCCCGTTTCTTTTGAATGGCACGGGCGCGCGTACATCGACGTTTATTCGATGGAAGACAGCACTCCGGACAGCAAGAGCAGTGAGGGTGTATTTCAGCGCGCTAGCGCTGAGGGGGCACCGTTCGCCGCTATCGGAGTGTGGGACTACGGCAAGGGTAAGCCTTCCATCCCCGTCACTCGGGAAGCTTTTGAGGCTGAGTGTGATGAGTGGATTAAAGAGAACCGTGAAGACTACGCACTCTGATCTCTAGTACGCAATCCGGAGGGATCGCTAGGCCCTTTAGTGTGGACGCTAGCGTCGCGCTAATGCACAACGAACCTGTAATGGATCTGTTTTTGGAGGGGTAATGACTGACGAAGAAATTAAGGCCCTTGAGTCGTGGTCTACCGTCGAGATTGACGGTAAGACTCACAAAATCGGAACGATCACCTATGACATCTCCGAGGAAACCGGAGTAATCAGTCAGGCCAGTTTCTACTCCCTGACGGAAAACCGCTGGGTCAAGCTTCGCTAGCTGTGTCCCCTTAGATTTCCCTAGGTGCCAGGTAATACCGCCTCACGTACGGATAACCGGCCGTAGGGGTGCCGTAGGCACCTAGGGATTTCTATCCGGACAACACTAGGGAGGCTTGAATGCCAGAGTCACGAGTAACCACGTGGGCAGACAGTTTCGGCGTATGGCACGCTCGTGTGCCTCGCAATGCCGTTTCCCCGTTGATTGCTGCTAGGCGAGCGCTACGCGATGAGTTGACCGCTAGGGAGGCTGACGTCGCTAGGGACGTTTGGATGCACCCGGTACGGGTGCCAGACATGGACAACGCAGAGACGATTGTTTACCGGGAAGGTGAGGCTGAGTAATGGCACGCGAGTACGTAACTGAGGATGGGCACCGTTACAAGTCGCTAAGTGATTTGATGGAGTTCGATCACGTTATCCAAGTGCGCGAGGATGGCACGATCAGTGACAACCTACCGAACATTCGTGAACTTTGGGCACCCGAGGTTACGTGGTCGGACGGTACGCACCATGTAGACGGGGAAGGCTGGTCACTCCTGAACGGTTACAGCGGGCAGTATGGTTACAGCGGTCCCGTGATGCACCCTAGTGAGCTCATCGGGGGCAGGATGGAACAGGACATCATTTCTCAGCCTGGTTACTACGTCGCGGTTGTGGTTTCAGACGTCGATGAGTGCCAAGCGCATTGCCCTGAGGATTGCGACGGAAACCACGATGATGCCGGGTGGGCAGTGGCCTACCGGGAAGGAATCTGAACATGATCCCTAATGCCGGGCCGGTAGAACTGCAAGAGAAAGCTACCGGCCGAATCGTTGGGCACCTAGCGGAGCCCCAGCTAGTAAAGACTCTCAGTGTAGGGGATGTCGTTTGGGACTTTATGAACGATGAACCCTGCACATTCCGGGGATGGGACTCTTTTACTAATTGCTATGTGTTCGCGTGGTCTACCGGCGGTGACTTTTGCGGTTGGGATGAAGGTGGCGACAAGCAACCTGTCTACTGGCGTAAGGTAGTGATGCACTAACGGGATTGGCACGGGGGTACGGCTACGGCCGTACCCCCCTCTGTCCTATTAGCGCTAGGGAAGGAATGGGAATGGGTTTCAGGGTTGGGCAACGCGTAGAGTCCCACCCGGCTACGGACGCATGGATTGCAGGCGACCGTTATGGCTGGGTGGAGAAGATTGGCCGCGAGTATGTCCATGTCAAAATAAACCGTAGCGGAAAGGTGCGCAAGTTCTCTCCAGAGAACATCCTCCCCGTTGATGGGGTAGCAGACCGACAGACCAGCTAGCCCAGTGGGAACGCTAGCTGTTCTTATCGGGTGCCCCGTGTTTTTGCTTCTCTGTCTAGCTGCGGTTGTCGCCATATACGGCGGGGAACTACTGCCAGACCTCCGAAGACGACATAGCCGGGCGGTGTTCATAGCTAGACACTCATGCGCAGAAAGGAGAGCCCTAGACGAACTAGATGGAGGCGAATAGGGAAGGGGCGAGGCATTCAAGCCTCGCCCCTTCATCGCTTTCTCAGCCGGGCTAGCCACCCCTGCGAGCCCGTTAGCAAGATCATCAGCTCTTGTCAATCATCCGGACGGTCGAATTTTGGTAACGATCTAGGACGGCCTTTTGGATCTTTCCTCCACTGGCAGTGACCGGGCGACTTCGATAAAGTTTCTCGTACGTCCGGTCCGGTACGTCCGGTCCCTTTGCGTCCGGTCGTGTCCGGTCGTGTCCGGTCCGGTCCCCACAGTCCGGTCCGGTTGGTTGCATAACTTGTCGTATGCAAGTCCCACGAGTACACTCGGAGAGGTCCGGTCGCACCCAGCGTCCGGTGCTACTACCTACTTACCGTCGCCAACATCGAAAAACCCGGGAGTCGACCTCGAATCCTTAGTCTTTTCGTACCGAGCCTCGATGATCGCCAACGCTCGAACGAGTCGGCGGATGGAGCTGAGAGGCATGGTCGCCGTAACAGGTCGGTCAGGGTCCTCAAGGATCGTCATCGGAAACTCCACGTGCTGTGCTACTAGGTCTGGTGGACCAGAGAAAACTGCGGACCACTTCTCCTTGGTGCGAGCCATGCTAGATCCATTCTCGTGAATGCGGGGAAGCTTTGCTTTCCAAGCTAGCATATCACCGAGTATGGAAGTTAGGTACCGTCAATAACTTGTGAGCACGCTCACACTGTCGGAAGGTTGACAGCGCATGAAACCCCCTCGTGATACCGGAGTCGTCCGGTGGTTTGTGTACATCCCAGGGCAAGGGACCTGGCGTGTCCCCCAGGGGGTGTCAGACCGGGAGGGGTATGCCCGGGAAATCGGGGCCACGGTGCTTCGTCGGGAAAACGACGTCGTATGGCGTCGGGAGTCCGGTGAGTCCGGTCGGGGCCACCTGGCGGTGGTCCGGTGATGCGAGACCCCTGGGAGGACATCGATGAAGACGTCCAGTTCGTTGCGGACCACATCTACTCCGGGTCGCATGAGGTCATCTCAGATCTCGTGCTGATGCACGAAGTACTCGTGGACTTCGAGGTGTGGGTAGGCGACTTCAGGGCGCAAGACGTCCTGCATGGCCCCATCCCCGCCTCTCAGTGGGAGCGACACTCGCCCTTCAGCGAATCGAAATCTATTGAGCTATCAAACATGGAGGTTCGACCGTGAACAGTCAGCTAGGCGACACTAGCAGCAGCGCACCTGAAGTCAAGATCGGGGGTGCGGAAGACTGGCGGTGGGTTGAGCACGAACCCAGGTGGGTGCCAGCCCTCCTTCCCGTGAGCGCACAGGGCGGCACGGCGAACGGGTTCATCTGTGTTCACGAGCTGGAGAATGGCACTGGTCAGTGCGGAGGGAACGTCTTCCGGACTGAGGACGCGATCGGCAAGCACGCCTGCATCGTCTACAACTGAATAAGAGAGGGTCTTATGACCACCTCAACCGTCGCCAACGAGACTTCCGAGGATGACGAACTTCTCCGAATCCTTACCGAACAGCCGTACCTCGTCTACACGTACTTTCCCGGCACGTACGCCCCGATGAAATATTCGCTTGGCGAGCCATGCGGAGAGTGCTGGATGACGCATCAGGTCGTAAACCCCAGGGGGATGTACGGCTGCGATCACCACTAGCTAGGAGTACCCACAATTGAATAACGGTACGCACGACGAGTTTGCTCACCTCCATGTCCACGACGACAAGTCTCTTCTGGACGGACAGGGGAAGCCACGGTCGTACGCTGAGAGGGCTGCCCTTCTGGGGCAGCCCGCCTTGGCTGTCACCAATCACGGCAACCTGCACACCGCAATGGAGCACTGGAAGTCCTGTAACTCTGTCGGTGTCAAGCCAATCATTGGATGTGAGTTCTATGTGGCTCCTGGGGAAGCCGAGAACAAAACCCGTGCCGATTGGGGACCTGGAGACCCGGATCGAGTCGCAGAGGACGGAGACAATCCTGGTATCGGTGGCCGAGGAGCTTACACACACCTCACAGTGCTTGCGCAGAATAGCGCGGGGCTCCGAAACCTATACCGTCTACAAGCGGGAGCTTATGATCGGGGATTCTATAGCAAACCTCGAATCGATGATTCAGCACTTGCAGAACACTCTGAGGGGCTAATCGTCCTCAGTGGTTGCGCTGGCTCCGCTATCTCCACTCGGTTGCGTCTGGGGCAGCAGCACCAGGCGTCCGTCCTCGCGGACCACTACAAGCAGGTGTTCGGTGAGCGATTCCTTATAGAGGTCATGCACCACGGCATACCTTTCGAGGATGCTCTCAATCGAGACCTGCTCGGGCTCGCTAGCCGTCACTCCCTCAAGGTCGTCGCTACCAACGACTCGCACTACTGTGACCCTCACGATTCGTTCGTCCATAGTGCTCTCCTTTGTGTTCAGACACAGAGCACGCTTGCTAAGCCGGTGTTCCAGTTCTCGGGGAGTGGCTACCACATCGCTTCCCGAGCGGAAATGGAGGCGAAGCCTCTGCCGGTGGAGGCGTTGGACAACACCCTCATGATTGTCGAGATGGTGGAGTCCTACGACAGTGTGTTTGAGCGGAAGCTTCGGTTTCCTGCCGTAGAGCTGCCTGACGGCTGGGATGAGGCTGAGGCGTTGTGGGCTCTCATCGAAGAGGGACTTGAGAGTCGACTTGGAGAGGTTCCCTCTGACTACTGGGATCAGGGTCGCTACGAACACAAAGTCATCTGCGACATGGGGTACGCCCCCTACTTCATTCCACTCCACTACATCATCAAGGAGGCGAAGAAGCGTGGCATCCCGATTGGGCCTGGGCGTGGTTCTGCGGGCGGTAGCCTCGTGGCTTACGCCCTGGGGATCACAGACCTTGACCCGATCGTTCACCGACTCATCTTCGAGCGCTTTCTCAATCCGGAGCGGAAGAGCCTCCCGGACATCGACATCGATGTTGACGAGTCTCGGCGAGACGAGTTCATCCAGATGGTCCGAGAGATGTACGGCGATGAGTTCGTTGCCCAGATCTGCACCTACGGGACCATCGGGGCCAAGAACGCGTTGAAGGATGCCAACCGGGTCCTGGGTGGCACCAATGAAAAGGGCCTCTGGTACAGCTCTCAGTTGCCTCCTGCGAAGTTCGGAAGGTCTCCGAGCCTGAAGGAGTACACCGGACCGAAGGATGAGGTCTACGAGCTTGCTACGGGGCTTGAAGGCACCACCAGAAACGAAGGCATCCATGCTGCTGCGGTAGTGATGTCTCCGGTGCCCCTGAGGGATCTGCTACCGCTCCGTCGCCCTGGTGGCGACAGCTCGGAGCCTTGGGTCACCGGGTTTGATATGCACGAGGTTGAGAGCTTGGGCCTCGTGAAGATGGACTTCCTTGGACTACGAAACCTAGGGATTATCGATGAGTGCCTGCGAGTGCTGACAGTTCGGGGCGGGGAACAACTGCTATTGCCCTGCCTCCCGGACGAATGCAACGACCGAGCCACCTACGAACTCCTCAGCTCCGGATTCACCCTCGGAGTCTTCCAGTTGGACTCTCCGGGGATGCGTGGACTGCTTCGTCAGCTCAAGCCTTCCCGCTTTGATGACATCTCGGCTGTGCTCGCACTCTACAGGCCAGGGCCTATGGGAGCTAACGCTCACACTGAGTACGCCCGACGAAAGGGCTCGAATGCCGGTTGGAAGTCGGAGTGGGCAATTCACGCTGAGTTGGAAGAAGCTCTAAAGCCTGCCCTCGCTCAGTCGTACGGTCTGATCGTATGGCAGGAACAGGTTCTTGAAGTCCTGAAGATCGTGTGCGGCTGGAGCTACGCCGAGGCCGCACTGTTGTTCGACGCGATGAGGAAGAAGAATCATGCGAAGATGGAGGCGACTAAGCCGGAGTATTTTGCATCGGGAAAGAGTCAGGGTTATTCAGAGGAAGCGCTTGGCGAACTCTGGGGAGTGCTTGTTCCTTTCGCCGACTACTCTTTTAACCGTGCTCATTCCGCCGGGTACGGTCTGGTTGCCTACTGGACTGCGTATCTCAAGGCGAACTATCCAGTCGAATACATGTCCGCCGTCCTATCCTCTGTGGCGGAAGACCCGGATAAGCTGCCTGGATACCTCGAAGAGGTAAACCGGATGGGAATCCCCCTGCTGCCTCCGGACATCAACCACAGTGGCGTGGGATTCTCACCGGGGCCAAAGGGAATTCACTACGGCATCTCTGCCATCAAGGGTGTCGGAGAGGCGGTCTTCAACGCAGTCGCCTCGAAGAGGCCCTTCAGCGACCTGGACGACTTCTTCCGCAGAGCGCCGGCTAAGGCACTCAACACTGGGTCTCTAGGGGCTCTGATTGCCTCTGGGACGCTCGATGGGCTCACGCCCTATCGAGAGGAGCTGTGGTTTGCCAGAGAGGCCCTGAGCGGTCGAGCAACACGCGACAGACAGGAACGGAGGAATGGTCAGAAGCCGCTCTACCGAATCGCCTACGGCGTCGGGAACAGCAACCTCAAGTCTACTGAGCAGCGTCAGGAGTGGGAGCGTACGTACCTGTCGACTGTGCTTACTCGCAGCCGAGTGGATCTCATTCCTACGAGAGCGCTAACCGAGGACGAGCTGTACTGGCTTCGGGATCTTCTACTGAGGAACCCTGGGGATCATGAAATCCAGCTCGTGATCGGTCGAGTGCGGCTCGACCTGCCGTCTGCCAACTGGCCTGTCGTCCAGCAGGCTGTAGCAAACCTTGGAGTGTTCCAGTGATCTAGGGCCACCTTCGGGTGGCCCTTTTTCATGCCCTGAAAGCTTGCATATCGAGCGGTATGCAAGTAGCCTGAGCGCAACCAGTCAGTCACTCTAGGAGGGTGGGCACGATGGCTAGCAGGAGAGACGAGAAGCCGGACCAGGGCAAGGCAACCAGTCAGTGTGGTGCCTGCGGAGGAGCGGGAGGCAAGAACGTCTCCCGGAAGGCGTACGACTCCAAGGGCAAGGTCAACGGCTGGGTGACCACCTGGGAAACCTGCAAGTCGTGTGGTGGCAGAGGCACGAAGTAGTAGTACTCTCGCTACATGGCGTCACTCTGTCGCAAGTGCGGAGGCGAGGGGCATGTCTCTCGTGAGGTGCTAGTAGTCGGTCCGGTACGACCGTCGCCAGGAATGATCTTCCGGGTCGGTGCGGTCCGGACGAACTTCGTTCCACCGAGCAAGTCTGGAAGTATGTACTGTCACTACCCGTGTCACCGCTGCGGTGGATCAGGAAGACGCTCGAACTAACCAGGGGGCTCCCAAACGGGAGCCCCCTTTTTCTATGCCCAAGTCCAGATGATGTCCTTACGCATTCCGCCTCCTTTTTCGACCGGCTTGTTTCTCGGCCTCCGTTTTGGCCTTGTGGCAGGAGCGACAAATCCAGCCGAGGTTTTCTTTGCGGTTGGTACCGCCTGAGGCTCGATTGAGTTTGTGGTCGACTGCCCCGGCGGTATCGATGCATCGGCAGAGATAGCAACGCTTCTCATCGAAGCCCTCAGCGTCCTTGCGGATCGTCTTCCAGTTGGATGGCAGTGCAACCATTCCGCTGGAGGGCTTCCAGACTTGGTGAGTCTTGCAGGGCTTAAAGTTCCGGCACCCAACCTGGGGGCACCGTTGTTTAGCTCTGGGCATCCACGAGGAGCCAGTCTTCGGCAAGAAGATCAGACTGGCTGGCAACCCACGGCACCAGATCGCCGTCTACCGGGGAGATGTAGATGTACGGGCGACGCATCTTCGAGTGCTCGTCCGGGACCTGAAGGGCAAGGAACTGGCGCTTGCCGTTCCAACCAGAACGAGTAACGGTCTTGCCCTGGCGAAGCTCATCGAGAGCCTGTCCGAAGTCCATTGCTTCTCCTATTCAGTTGTGAGAGGTTTCCTCTCCAGCTCTGGCGCTCATTAGTGGTTTCGCCGGCTGAGGAAGAAGTTGAATCGGGGAAGGGGAGCTGCCATGAGTGGTAGCGGCCTCTGGCGCTCTAGAAACCCTCCCCCGACGACTAGCGAGCTACCTGCTCGACATGCACTCCGCAATACCCAAAGTTTTCTAGCCCGCTGTTGCGGCCATAGGTCTCCGAGTAGTAGACGGTGACGATTCCACTCTGAATAATCATTTTCGAGCATTCATAACAGGGCTCATGGGTGCAGTACATGTATGCGCCCTCGGTGCTAATTCCCCGGCGAGCAGCCCAGAGGATTGCATTGGCCTCAGCATGAACGGCTAAGCGACAGGGTTCATCTCTGGTGACGTGATTGCAATGTGCCTCTCCGGAAAGCGCACCATTGTATCCCGAGGAGAGTATTACTCCTCGATGGTCAGCGATCACCGCTCCAACGTGAAGCCGCGAACAGGTGGAGCGCTTAGCAAACTCGTAGGCAACGCCAATCAGCGTTTGGTGGATCGTTGGCCTAGAAGTATTCAACATCGGCTCCGAGATTTTCAACGGCCGTTAGTAAGTCCCTAGTAGAAGCGAGTTCGTATTCAGTCAACGAACTCGCGACTTTAACTTCGGCTCGATGTTTTCCATCGAGCCTACTAAAGAGAACCAGCCCCTTGGCTGGTTCTCGACTACTATCACCAAATCCCATACGGATTTGGTTGAGGTATAGGAACTTCTTCTTTACCGTTCCCCCTCCGGGGAACGTCACTATGGCTAGGATCTTGTATTTCATCGACAAAGCCGATTTCGCTCCTGATGGCAGCTCCTTCGAGGGCTGCCATTCTTCCCTAAGCAGGGTTGCCCAATTGCAACCCTGCACTTAGGGCAACTCACAGAGTTGCGAACCCTATCTCTCCAGGCTTCTCTCTGGAGGAGAAGCCTTTCACCCTCTTCTAGGGAAGCTTCGTAGAAGCTCATAGTTAACTCCCAGGGGTTAAAAGGGGGTTGTAAACCCCCTTAATTACTGAGGGTTTAACTAAACCCCTTAAAGAGTCTAGCCTCGATGTCCCCTGGGACACTGGCAACAGCCGAAGAAGTTTTCGGTGAACTTGCTCCTCACTAAGAACCGTGCATGTCCCAGCTCGGACCTCCGGGACAGCCAGACCCCCTCATGTGACCGACGTCACATGGAAGATGCCTTCAAACCCGGTCAACTTGGACTCGCATAACGCCGGTTATGCAAGTACCGTTGGGTTCACGCCAACCGGCGACGAAGGGAGCGAGATGATCGAGATTGCCTTGTACTGGAGTGCTGAGGCTGACCCTCCGTCCTACCTCAGGGACACACTTCCTGAGTCGGTCAACGCTCCAGCTCTTCCCCCCGAGGGCACGCTGATTGACCTGTTCTCAGGCGACGAGACGGGGGCCTGGATCTTCAGCGTCGAGGTGGACTACCTCGTTCTCGACGCTGCCTCTGATCCTGCCAACCCGAGATACAAGGCGTTCGTGGATCACGCCTAACAACCTCACAGGAAAAACAACTGAATATGTTCATCGTAGATGCCGGCTACACCCTGGAAGAGGCTGTGGGGGAGTTAAAGCCCCACTCCTATACGCCGGATAGCGAGGTCAAGAAGGCCATTCGTGGCACTCTCCCTGGCTACTCGGTTCTCGGAGATCATGGCCCGGAATACGCCCCGAAGAAGGAGCGTCCAGTTGAAGCCGAAGCAATCCTAGATTGCGGTCATCGACTGCAATTCACCGTCGCCCCAGTAACAGGAGAAACACTCTATTGCCCCCATTGTGAGACATGGGAAAAGTGCACCGTCCCTGGGGGCTATCTCGTTAAGTGCGAGACCTGCAAATCGGATGTGGAATCGCACTTTGGCCATAACTCCACCCTGGCGCTAGCCAGGGCGAGAACGCACGCGTTCGGCAAGGGCAACAGGAAACGAGCAATCTCCCACGATGTACTCGTGGGTCGGTACACCGAAACTGGAATCGTCTGGAACAGGTACGAGAAGGGGATGGGACAGTAATGTTCAAGTTCAGTGTTGATGAGGCTCTTCGGCAGTGGCCCACCGATAACACCCAGGCCGACTACCAGCCCGCTGGGAACGCGATGGCAAAGGCTCTTCGGGCGCTAGGGATCACTGAGGATGCCCACGGTGCCTCCAGTAACGTTTCGATTCGCACCCAGCCTTCGGACGGCTACAACGTCTCGGTGAACGCCGATGATGCTGAGCGGTACGCCCGAGAGCTGTGGAAGGACACTCGGGTCATCGAGGTTAAGATCGACGGCACTCCCTTCGCGAAGCCCATCAAGAAGACCGTTGAGGACGTCGAGAAGGAGCTTGCCGACTTCAAGAAGAAGGTTGTCGCGGTCGCCCTTCGGACGAAGCGGGAAGAGGAGTGGTGCGACTCCGGCTTCGAGCGGGCGATGAAGGAGCTGGGACTGGAGATCCCCTCCACGAAGGTTCGGATCACCCTGGACCTGGACTTGGCCGACTACGACACGGACCTCACTGCGGATTCTCCGCTTGAGCAGTTTAAGAACTTCCTCCACTGGGACATCGAGTCCTCTGAGATCGGGGATGCTGTCAAGTCCGTCGAGCCCATCAAGGGCTGAAAATCGTGGAACCTCTGGAGAAATTTTGGCGATTGATAACGCATAAGCGTTGGGCTCTGGTTCGTATCGGCCGTACGGGAAAGAAGAAGATCGTCGGCTGGTACCGGAGTCGTCAGACCGCGCAAGACGTTTCCTCGGAGATGAACGAGTTCGAGATGTTCGCCGGCAACCGACAGCCCGACTACAAGGTGGAGTGGATCTGATGTTCCAAAGGACCGGCGAGACGTACGCCGAACTTCCCCACGGCAAGCGCATCCTCTTCCTCGGGCACGAAGGCACGGTATTCAAAGCCGATGGGTACGCCAGGCATGTTTCTCCCGCTCACGTAGCAGTGGTGCTGCACGCTACCCCTGGCATTATTCACCACGTTCACCAGGACACCATCGAGGTCTGGGAGGAGCCCAAGCCCGAACCTCCGACGCCTCAGTACACCGAGACGGAGTACTACCAGTGCACCATCACAGGAGCGGTCTACAAGCGTCAGTTCAATGGCTTTGAGTGGCATCTGATCTGCATCGGTTCAATCCGTCCGTCCATCAAGGTGACCTCCTGCGACTCGTCCAACCCTGAGGGCTTTAAGCGTCTCTACAAGGAGGTCTGAGGGTGCAACAGATCGTTCTCAGTCGGGTGATGTGGTCTCCGAACTACTCTCAGGTGCTCACCGGGTACGACGTCTCCGGGGAGTTCGTTCACACCGAGCGGGTTTTCGTGACCTGCAAGGAGGACATCTACATCGATCCCGAGCGGTCGATTGAGTATGTCGTTCAGAGCTGGGCTCCGGATGGCCGAGGGTACGTGGATGGAAAGAAGGAGCAGTGAAGGTCTGGGAGACGGTCAAGCCGACTGTCACTGACCCTCGGTATGTACTCTTCCAACTGGCCTACTGGTCTGCGTGGTTCCTCTACCACGGACTCACAGAATGGACGGTCCTGTGATCTGCAAGGGCGAGTACACCTGGGGATTCTTCCACGACTGGAGCAAATGGCAGACGTCCGCTCAGGAAGTCAGGAGTGAGTTCATCACCGGTGCGACGGCTACCGCTCCGGTAGCTAGCTCCAAGATGGTTAGCACTGAGTTCTTCCAGTTCCGGTCGTGCTCCCGGTGCGGCAAGCGCAAGGGCGGGAAGGTGAAGTAATGGGGCGTGGCGGAAGCACACTTGTCCTCACCCTCGGTGAGGTGGCCCTGATGATGGCGATCGTCGGGAACCTAGACCCGAAGAACTACAAGTACGACTCGGCGAAGGCCCTGATCCACAAATGCAAGGCTCAACTTGCCGAGCCGCCTGGTCACATCCGAATACTCCCGAACTAACCGAACACCACAATTGAATAACGAAGGGGGGCTCCTTCAGGGGCCTTCTTTTCGTGGAAGGACAACTGAATATGGGCAACTTCGAGGAGACCTTCAAGGGTCTGCTGGCTCGGTACCTGACGAAGTATCACGATGATGCGATCGAGGTTATCGACTACGAGCAGGACACTGAGGCTGGAGGCTACTGCGAGACCTGCTACTACGAGGACACCGTTGTTCGCATCAAGTACATCAGCGCTGCCTCTGGCGACCGACGGCAGTTCACCTACTACGGAGACATGGGTGAACTGATTCGGTGCCTCACCTCTTTCGAGGAGGAGGACCAGGCCAAGTGACCAAGCTGGAAGAGCTTGTGGCCGGACTCCGAGAGTTGGAGCGGGATCTTGATGGGGTCTGCGACGAGATGACCTTCAGCGAGATTGACAATCACTCTCAGGCTGCGTACTGCCTGGCACTGGCAGAGGAGATTCTTCGTGAAGATCCTCGTTGAGATCCCTGATCGCTACTGGGTGGCCCGAAGGATCTACTCAGGAGTGAAGCTCGACATTAGGGGTGTAATCGATGAAAGCGTGTGGCCGGAGTACGGAGATGCGTACCTCATCGGAGAAGTCCTTGAGGTGGTGAGGGATGAAGATCCTCGCTGAAGACCTTCAGCGTCTCTGCTATAACGCCATCCAGTTCAGCCACAAGGACAGCTCCCTTGGTGGCGTGGTGATGTTTCAGGATCACGGAATGCACTTCGGGGTGTACGCCTCGGACGATTACGTAGCGATGTGGGACCGAGCGTCGATCGATCAGCCCGAGAACTACGGACTTGACTTCCACCTGGGCCTGAAGGAGGTCAAGGAGCTTGAGAAGGCTCTCCGAACCGTGGAGGGTGAGGTAGAGGTCTACGTATCGGGAGACGAGCTTCTAGGACCCTGGGAGCAGACCCTTCAGATCGTCTCTGAGCCTCCGGATTTCTCGGGGGTAGTAGAGGTAGTGCACCGAGAGCTGAACGGGCTCGCAGAGGACTACTACCCGGCTTCTCGGGAGCCTTTTGCGATCCGTGCTGAACGGTTCACGAAGTTCCGGCTCCTGAAGACTCCGGAGTCTCCGAGTTGCAAGGACGGATACCCGGTGGACTTCCTCTGGGATGGCTCGATTCTCCGGTGGAAGTGTGGTCCGTTCCTCCGGGGTGTCGTGGGTCCGCTGACCCGGTACAGCTACGACGACATCACCGGCATCAAGGAGTTGTACGCAGCAGAAGAGGGGGTGTTGTGGTGAACCATCACAAGGTCATCATTAACTCGTTCACTGGTGAGTACAGCTTTCTGTCGAACTTCTACCAGCGATCGTTCGTTCTCTGGGGGATTGAGTTCCCTACGGCTGAGCACGCCTTTCAGGCGGGGAAGACGCTCGACATGGATGAGCGCCGGCTGATTGCTGCTGTATTGACTCCTGGGTTCGCCAAGAGCATGGGGCGGCAGGTTCTTCTTCGGCCGTACTGGAACGAGTTCTATCGCTACGAGGTGATGGAGGAAGTTCTCCAGGCGAAGTTCTCGGACCCTGACCTTCTGGCAAGACTCGAAGCTACGGCTCCTAGTCTCCTCATTGAAGGGAACACCTGGGGTGACCAGACCTGGGGTGTTTCCAGGGGGCAGGGTCACAACCTGCTTGGCTGGATGCTCATGAGAATTCGTGACGACGTTGCCACGGGGTAAGCCGGCTAGCCGGCTAGAATAGTTTCGTAAGGCAAAACAACTGAATAGCCGGGAGAGCCCAGGCTATCTGCCTGGGCTCTCTTTCGGCACTGGGGGAGTGATGTCTGAAGAAGAGTGGAGAGAGATTCCGGGGTTCGAGCGGTATGAGGTCAGCAATCTCGGCCAAGTTCGGAGCTGGCGAACTCGGGGTCACGGGGGATATCGAGCGAAGCACCCGAGAATTTTGACGCAGAGACTAACTGGTGTTAAAGGGCACGAGCGGTGGGCTGTCCGCCTGGAAAATCGGGTCACCACCGTACACCGTCTGGTTCTTCTCGCCTTTGTAGGTTCCCCACCTGGGGGTCAGGTCGGCTGCCATAACGACGGCAACCGAGACAACAATGCACTAGACAATTTGCGCTGGGATACCCAGCGGGCTAATGCAGCAGATCAGGTGGCGCATGGTACAGCGCCCATTGGCGAGCAAAATCCGGCAGCGAGACTGACCGAGGAGGATGTTACTGCCATTCGGAAGGCTCCCTATCACCGAGGTCTTGCCAAGGAGCTTTCTCAGCAGTATGGCGTTACCCACTGGCATATACGAGCAATCCGCAGAGGGAGGTGCTGGAATGTCGGAGGCTAGACGGTACACGAGATCCTTTAGCCAGCTTTCTCAGTACGCGAAGTGCTCGGAAGAATTCCGCCTCAATCGGATGGTTCGCCCCCGGCTTCCCAGCCGACCTGCTAGTTGGCTTGCCGGTGGAATTGCCATCCAGTCAGCCGCAGACGATTGGGAGCGTACAGGTCGCAAGTATGACCTGGCGGGAATGTTCGAGGAGTATTACTGGCGAGAGATTGACAGGCTCAAGGAAGAGCAGCCCGACCTTTCCTACTGGATGAAGCCACCTCGCACGAAGACGGTAGAGAAGGATATCGAAAACCGCCTCAACCGGGGGCTGGAGTCCTGGGTAGGCAACTACCTTCGGTACGCGGAAGAGGGCGAATGGGAGATCTGGAATGACCCTTTCGGAGATCCTGCTATCGAGGTCGAATGCACCTGGACATTCCCCTCAGGGGTGTCGATCAATATGGCCATCGACAGAATTCTGTACTGGCCCAAGGCGGATATTTGCACCATCGAAGATCTGAAGTCCGGGAATAGGGTTGATGACCCCCGGCAACTAGGACTGTATTTGTTCGTTGCCAATCGACTCTTCGAGGATCACCTTCCTGCACCCATCCAGCACGCCCGTTTCTGGTACTTCAAGGATGGCGTAGCTGGGGAGTGGGAGACCGATCATCGATGGACTGAGGAGTACTTGGATGCCGAGTATTCAGCACTCGACCGAGGAATTCAGAACCGAGTGTTTATCGCCAGTCCGAGCAGTGACAACTGTGGCCTTTGCGGCGTCAAGGAATGGTGTCGACTCAAGGGTTACCTCCGAGAAGACGAAGACCTCAAGTAGTCCGACAACTGAATAGGACAACTGAATATGAGCTACTACGGCTTTGAGTTCACTCCGGTTGACACTGACATCCCCGGCTATGAGGTAATCGCCGAGTTCGGGGAGTGGGACTACTCGTGGTCCACGATGCGAATCTACAAGCGGGACAGCCGGCTCTTCTACATCACTGACTCTGGCTGCTCCTGCTACTCCTGGGAAGACAACCCGAAGACTGAGGGTGACCTGAGGGAACTGCCGGATTTGAACTCCGCTCGAAATGCCATCAAGGATCTCATGGGCTACGACTTCGAGCGTGAGCAAGACACCTACTTGAACGCCATCGAGAAGTTCCGAGAGTTGGGTCTCCGCTAATGGCCTGGTGGAACAGTCCCTCTAATCCCAAGAGCCCTCCTCCGAACCAGCCCCCTGGGGCTCCAATCAAGAGCCCTCCTCCGAAGAAGTCCATTCCCCCGAAGAAGGGGAAGTGAGTGAAGCCTGTCCCTCTGGCAGACCTCATTGGTGCTGCCCTTCGAGCCAGGATCGCAGCAGGCAAGGGTTCCTTCCATTCGCCTGGGGTCTTCAAGAAGCGAGTCAGCAAGCGGGAGAAGACTCGCCAGTATTTCAAGAACAACCCTGATGTAAAGCCGTGGCCGTTGCGCCCTCGGTTGGCCAACAAGCTCGAATTCAAGCGGAGGGGCAAGTAATGGACGATAAGGATGTGTCCGTTTTCCTGGATGCACTCCAGGACAAGGACGGCTCGGTTGAGAACGAGGTCCGGATGAAGCTCGAACTCGCTGAAAAGGCAATGCGGGAGATGTTCGAGGACCCGGACTTCTCGATGGGTGAGGCCGCGTTGGCGTTCTCGATGGCTCTCCCGGCCGAGCACTTGGCCTGGTACGTCACGGTTCTTCTTCGGGATCGGATTGAGTTCGGTGTCTGACGCTCAGCTTTCCATGCCCATTCTTGGCCTTAGTCCTTTCGTTCTCGTGGAGATGACTGACGCCAAGCTAGACGGTGACAACGTTGATATCTCGCTGAATGTCGAGATTGGTGGCGGACTCGACCTGGGAACAGGTATCGAGCTGCTGAAGATGGCAGTCGAGGAATTGGAGAACCGAATTGGCTGACGACTACAAGATTCAAATCAACAGTTCGATCAACGGGGACCTTGTGAACATGCGAGGCACCTCCGGTGAGGAACTGAAGGACGTGATCGCCGGGTTTGCTGAGCACGCGGGCGACATCTTCAAGGAGCTGGGGAGCGTCAAGCAGGCTGCACTTGCGAACGGGGTGTTCTCCGGGAACGCAGCCAGCTCAGCTCCGAGCGCTACGGCTGCCCCTCGGGCTGCTGCGAACACCGCTCCTGATAAGCAGCCTGAGTGCCCGACGCACGGCAAGACCAAGGACATGCGCGGTAAGCGGAACGCCAAGGGTGAGGCGTACAAGTTCCGTTACTACTGCTCGAAGTTCGGTTGCCAGGACTTCAAGGGCGCGGGGGAGTGGATCGAGTAATGCAGCTCGCGAGTAGCTACACCGAGCGGACGATTTCAATCGACCTGAGTGAGAAGGAGGCTGGCAAGCTCATGTACCTGCTTCTCTTCCACCCCGATTGGGAGACGGATCTCCATGGCGGGTTCGCTCGGGATCTTCACGACGAGCTTGAAGAGCTGGGCGTAGATCCGTTCGTAGACGAGGAGTAAGCCCTGAATAGCCTTTCTCTGGCTATGCGGGCTAAGGGGAGGGTGGGGGAACCACTCCCCACCCCCTTCTCCCAGCTCGCTGCCCTAAGAGCGTTCGCCAGGCGAGGCCAGATGGGTTTGACTGCTGCTGCGAGTGGTGGTGGCAAGACTGCCTTCTGGTGTCACTGGGTCATGAACGGTCGGTACGACGACATCTATCCAATTCCGACGCTGTATTTCTCGTCCGACTCTGATACGGCAACGGTTGGAGTTCGGACGGCTCAGGGGGTATTTGGTTGCACTCAGGATGAGGCAGAGAAAAGGCTAGCGGAGCCGGGGGGCTGGGAAGCATTCCACGAGGCCACAGAGCATGTGTGGTGGGATTTCCAGGTGGCTCCGACGCTAGAGCACATGAACGAGGAGATCGAGGCGTACGCCATTGCCAACGGGGAGTATCCACACCTGATTGTGGTCGACAACCTCATGGATGTCGACTCGGGCTACGGAGCGGACGAAGGCAGCAATCAGCGTGAGGCTCTTCTCTGGGGGGCGAGCAAAGCTCGTGAGACAGGGGCTCATGTGCATTTCCTTCATCACGTAACCGGAGAAAATGTCAACGGGGATAGACCGATCGGCAAGCGTGACATCCTAAACAAAGTCGACAAGCGCCCCCGAATTATTTATACGGCATGGCAGGACCCTGAGATGCCAGGATACCTGCAATTGTCAGTCATCAAGAATTCAAACGGTAGTGCGAAGAGCGATGGGAGTCTCTACGTATCTATCCCCTGGCTTCCGGAGCGCGCTTGGATGGGCTAAAGAGATGTAGTCGATGCAAAGTCGAGAAGTCGCTAGATGAATTCTCGCCAGATCGTAGGCACAGTACGGGAAAACAGAGTCACTGTAGGCCCTGCAAGCGTGAGGGTATGCGGGAATGGCGAAAGAACAATCCCGAACGAGCACGGGAGACTCAACGTCGCAAGCACCTCAAGATGAAGTATGGCTTGACCCTTGAGGAGTATGAGCAGATGGCAGATGAGCAGGATGGCAAGTGTTATCTGTGTGGCACCTCTGAGCCAGGAGGTTGGGTGAAGTGCGACATGCGGATTGATCATTGCCACAGATCCGGGAAGGTGCGGAAACTTCTGTGTAACCGCTGCAATCTCGTGCTGGGGCTTTGTGATGACGATATAGAGCTTTTTCGTGCGATGGCTGATTACGTGGAGGTCTTCAGTGGCTAAACCTGACCAACGTGAACTGAAATTCCTGGCAGACAGGTTCATTGAGAAGGTTTGGCAGGGCGACGAGGGAAAACGTGGGCTGGCTACCCAGGTCGCGGGGGTTGCTTTGGCTGCCATTCAGGACTTCACGGAGACGCTGTACATGGAGACTGCCGACGAGTTCACGGGGGCTGAACTCCGGCGCAGATGGTTGGAGAGCAATGGGCACCTGGGGGAGTGATCCTGACGTAGCGCTGTTCGTCGGTGGTCCGAAGGACGGTCTGATCGAGAGCATCAAGGGCAACCGGAGTCAGCGGTATGTGATCCGGCAAGATTTTCAGGTCTGGTCTTTTACTGATCCTGGTCCGATCGGCCGGGCCAATTACCGCTACGGCCACTACGAACCGGCTAAGACATGGTGTGACGGCAAGGTCTACACGGTCATGGCGGACAAGCAGAGGATCACTCTTCAGGAGATCTCTGATCGGGTAGTCCGCGAGGTTGCCCAGCAACATTGGACTCTCGGCATCACTACCGCTCAGCAACAGCGGGCAGCTTGGGGCTTGACTGTCGATGACCTGAAGAAGTTCATGGACGATCTCTTCCCGCCTCCGGATACCCGGAACGACGAAGAAAAGCTCTCCTGGCTGACAGAGAAGACCCCTGGGAAGAGGGAGTTCTTGTGAACGACTGGATCGGACTCAAGGGCTACTGGCTGGCTGACAACGAGTATTGCGAGATCGTAGGCGTCATTGATGAGTTCAGGGGGCTCTACGAGTTTGAGTCTCTTGAAGAGGAGTCAATTACGGATGGCCGCACTGCTGTCTGGATCGGTTGCATTGACGAATTCTCTCCGGAGTGCTGAATGGACAAGCTGACCGTTGATGAGGTTGAGGCTCTTCTTCTGGAGCACCGATTCGAGTGGCAGGAGGAGTGCGACGAGGAGACCGGCTGGTACGACTGGGATGAAGAGGCCGGCTCCGAGAAGAAGCCGAACACCTTCGAGGTTGTTGGCCTTGGTGAGGTGAAGGTCTGGAACTACGACTTCCACGGCATCGACACCAACGAGGCGTGGCTGATGTTCGAGGTTGATGGCCGCACCTTCCGCCAGACGGGTCAGTGGGTGAGCTTCGCGGGAATGTACTGGGACGGAGATTTCACTGAGGTGAAGCCGGTCCAGAAGGTCTACGTGGACTACGAGGAGATGTAGGCAATGCGGATCGTCATTGGCTCGACGGCAATCAAACACCACTTCGAGGATTTTCCCCGAGAGCCTAAGGACTACGACGTCTTCTCGGATGAGCCTGCACTGTCCGGCTCAGACTCCTTCTGGCACCCAAAGATGGAGGATTACGCCTGGGCCGATTCGGTTGTAGCTACCCCCGATGAGCTTTACACGATCAAGCTCAGCCACGCTTTCTGGGAGCTGCCCAACGGTAGTTGGAATAAGCACATGGCAGATCTGATGTTCCTCAGGCACAAGGGCTGCCAGGTCATCGAGCCGCTTTACAAGCTCCTCTACGAGATCTGGACCGAGAAGCACGGCTCCAAAAAGATGGACCTCACCAAGGAGGCTGAGGACTTCTTCAAGGATGCAGTGAAGCGGAAGTACGACCACGATTCGCTGCACTACTCCGTGGCGTACACGCCTGGTAAGCCTTGGTACGAGGTGTTCCTGAAGCCTGGTCATTCCGTCGACATGGATATGAAGCTGGTATGGGAGGCACCTTTCGAGGTTCAGGTAGCACTATTCCGCGAAGAGGTGTACGCAACCGCTCTTGAGCGGATTGTGATTCCTCGGAACTACAACGTCAGTCCTGGGTTTGCGTACCACTGGGCTCTTCGTCGGACCATCACCAGTCTCACCAGGGGGAGAAGTGCTCGTTTCATTGCTGAGAATTACGCCCTATTTCACCGACCCGACCACGATTACGTGGCTCATCATCTTGCTAACCGAGCTTTTCTGATCCCGCTGGAGGACGAGAAGTGAACTGCCCGACGTGCAACCAGGATGTTTCCGACCTCGCTACCCGCCTCAACAATGCTGCTGAGTGGTGGCTAGCCGAAGATCTTCGGGTGGGTCAGACCCTTTGGGTCGCCGCTCTTGAGGACTTCATTGAGATGGTGGCCCGTCCGAAGGAGGGTGAGTACGACTCCTACGGGGAGGGTGTTGCCGAGGACGTCTTCATGGTGGTCAAGCTCGGTGACAAGCACTTCCGCAAGAACGGCTGGCGCTCGTCCTACGGCGGTACCGATTGGGATGGTGAGTGCCGCGAGGTGAAGCCTCAGCCTCGGACCATCACGGTTTACGACTACGCCTGACCCGAAAGGACAACTGAATATGGGTACCCTGAAGAACTGCCCGTACTGCGATTCCGAGGTTTGGCCCGACAACCCGGTCTTTGTTGCGACGCTCCTTGAGAGGGAGCTGGACCGACAGTGGGGTAAGGCTGAGTCGGAGAGCGACTACTACGGCTGGCCCGTTGGCAAGCGAATCGACCTCAAGGATGGTCTGACCGCTGAGGTTGTCGACAAGAAGATCAAGGTTGACCTCTCCGAGTTGGCCGATGGCACCTACTACGGCGATGGCCAACTCACCCAGGGAACGACTTTCCAGGTGTACGTAATCCTGAAGGTCGGGGAGAACTTCTACAAGAAGACTGGCGAGGGTGACTCGTACTCCGATATCACCTGGGCTGGCCCGGTGGTTCCCGTGAAGCCTCGGGAAGAGGTCCGGACTATCTACGTTTTTGAATAAGCGTTGCATCAAATGTAGTGCTGACAAACCCCTCACAGAATTCAAGAAGCGTTCCAGCTCCAAGGATGGCCTTCACTACTACTGTAGGGCATGCCACAAAGGGGTTAACGCCGGAGAGTGCGAAGTCTGTGGCAGTCCAACAAGTACTAAGAAAACTCGCAAGTGCCGAGAGTGCTATAGAGAGGGCTCGCGTGGCTACATTAATCAGGATGGCTACCGAGTCGTCTACAGGAAGGGCCATCCGAATGCCCGTGAAAACGGGCAGGGCCTAGAGCACACGTTCGTTATGTCGGACCATCTTGGGAGGCCCCTTTTGCCGCACGAGAACGTTCACCATAAGAACGGCGTGCGAGACGACAACCAGATCGAAAACCTCGAACTCTGGTCTACGTCCCAACCGGCTGGCCAACGGGTAGTTGACAAGGTCGCTTGGGCGAGAGAGATCCTTCGCCTTTATGAGTCCGAGCTAGACCGACTGAGGTGACGAGGAGAGGGGACCATCCCAGCGTCGTCGACCTTGGGATGGTCCCCTCTATCTGACCGCACACATCGCGTGGGTTTACGGTCTCACGCACCCTATCACAACTTCATAAGGAGTACAGCGTGTCGTACACGGTTGCCGACGTTGACCGCGTAATGGAGGGGGACTTCGAGGCTCCCAGTCCTTCCGGTGCCTACACCATGACTCAGGATGACGGTTCGCTTTGGAGCCTCTTCAAGTATGAGGAGGTCAACAACGTCCCCACCGAGCTGGGTGTCATCAGTTACGTCGCTGACTATGGCGGCGAGGGCCAGGGCGAGCAGTACTGGGTTGTCGTGAAGGTCAAGGCCCACGACGGCACCGAGCGGTACTTCCGTCGTGATGGCTGGTACCAGTCCTACTCCGGTGGCGAGCTGGATGGTCCGACTGTTGAGGTAAAGCCGACCCAGAAGACTGTGACGGTCTACGAGTAAGTGGCTGACTGCGTAACGTGCGGTGGCCTCCTGGTTGGCAGGCAGAAGAAGTATTGCAGCGATCCTGAATGCAAGAAGCTTGCCCCCCGGGAGGCCCACCTCCTAAAGACATACGGCATCTCCCTTGAAGACTGGGATGTCATCTGGGAATACCAGGGCAGGAAATGTGCGATCTGCGGTCGAGAACCCAAGATTAAGCCGGATGGCACCGAAGAGGTATTCCATCTCGACCACGAGCACGCCAAGGGCCAATCGGGGCCGATCAGAGGGATCGTCTGCCCCTATGACAACACCCGGACTATCGGCCGGCTGAAAAGCCACGAGAGGGCTCAGAGGCTTGCCGACTACCTCAGGGAGCCTCCGGCTACGAAAGCCCTGGGAAGGACCGTCATAGCCCCTGGAAGGCCCCCGAAGAAGCGGACACCGAGGAAGAGGAAGAAATGATCCCGATGCGGTTCTACCCAGATAGAACGCTCCGAATTGAGGTTCTTGACCTAAGCCCGGCATGGACGGAGCTGGGAATGTCGGAGTACTGCATTCGCCTGGTAAGCGGAGTCATCGAGATCAAGCACTTTGACGACATCGAGTGGGAGAAGGACGAATGACTTGGAGATGCACTGGCGACTACCTTGGGTGTGGCCGACAGTTCACCGAAGAGGAGTTTGCTGGCTGGGACGTCCTTACTCAGAAAGAGTGCGAGATCTCTGGTCTGTGCGCCACGTGCCAAGACGTTGTTTTCGCTGACCCGGACGAGGAGTATGAGGACGAAGTTCCTTGTGACTGCCTGGGGCTGGTTCATCGGAACGACTGCCCGAACTGGGAACTGCCTTTCTAGGAGGTGCCTTGGGGAGGTATAACGCCTCCAAAACGCATTGCAAGCGAGGCCACCCCCTCTCTGGTGACAACCTCTATCTTCAGCCCAACGGCAATCGTCGGTGCGTTGCTTGCGCCCGGCGGGGACAGAAAGAGGCCCGTGAGAAACGCAAGGTGATTCGCCCGTGCGATATTTGCGGCGTTACACCAGAGAAGAGATCTCTCTGCCAAGACCATGACCACCGATGTTGCGAAGGCATCAAGGGTTGCGACGAATGCAAGAGGGGCTGGCTCTGCGGGAAATGCAATATGGCGCTGGGCCTGCTGCAAGACGACATAGCGATTTTGGAGGCGGCGATTGCCTATCTCCGAGGATATGGACTGGACTGAGGTAACTCTAGCGCTCTTCGAGCGGTGGGGATTCGATCCGATCCCAGACAAGCTTGGGTGGTTCAGCATCAAGTGCCATTGGCACGGGGATAGGACTGCTTCGGGTCGAATCAACCTCGCCCTTGGGGCGTACAAGTGCCTCGCGTGCGACAGGCACGGGGACCTATTCAAACTCACAATGGAGGAGGAGAAGCTTGACTTCCCTGGTGCCCAGCGATTCATTGAGGAGCGAGCTGGGGGACGCTATAAGCCAGTATCAAAGCAACCTCCTGGCCCCCGAGGGAAAGGAGGTCCTCGAATACCTAACGGAGGAAAGGCATCTTTCGAGAGAGGCCGTGGATCACTTCAAGCTCGGGTACACAGGAGACTCCCCCCGACTGGGTGACCCTGCCAAGAGGATTTCGATTCCATACCTGAGCTGGTCTGGACCCACCCAGATTCGATTCAGGAGTCTCGACCCTAACCCGGGGATGTACAAGTACCTGGGCTCGAAGGGCCACGGCACGAGGCTGTATAACACGATCGCCCTTCGTAGCGATTCCCAGAGGGTGTACGTCACCGAAGGGGAAATTGACTGCATTACGGCGTGGATGGCAGGGCTTCCTTGTGTAGCCGTACCTGGGGCTGAGAACTGGAAGAAGAGCTATTGGCGACTCTTCCGCTACCGGGAAGTCGTCGTTCTTGCTGACTCTGGGGAAGCCGGCAAGAAGCTAGCTGTTGCCATCAGTTCTGATGTTGAGATGGCTAAGATTGTAACGATGCCGGATGACGATGTGAACGACTTCTATTGTCGTTACGGCAGAGATGCACTACGCGAGTTCGTGGGGGCAGACAATTGAATAATGAGCCGTGGTGGGTTGAGTATGATCGCAGGGCCAAGGAAGAGGCAGACTGGACCTCTCCTCAGTTCGAAGTCAAATCCTCTGGCCAGAGGGTATTCGCCTCTGGTGCGATGCGGGACTCCAACCCGGACAAGCCTCGGTACGACCTGATCGATCCTGGGTTCCTTCTTCGGCTCGCTGAGCATATGCGCAAGGGTGCTGAGCACTATGGCGAGCACAACTGGGTGAAGGGCATTCCCAGCTCGAACTACATGGCGAGCCTTCTCCGTCACGTAGAGGCGTACCGCCGGGGCGAGATGGATGAAGACCACCTTGCAGCAGCGGTCTTCAACATCATGGGGCTGATGCGGAATGAGGGGACTGAGTTTCATGACCTCTTCGAGTGGTAAGCCGTGGAGTACGGCTTGGGTTCTGGATGAGGTCTCCTATGAGCGCCGCCGCCAGGACGCCAAGTGGGGCCGACCCTCACTCCCGGATGGCACTGGCCCGCATGTGAATACCGGCGGGACGAGACACTTCGCCTACGAAGCTCGCTCTGCCCAGTTGGCTTGCGATGAAGCAGAAGCCGCCGGACGAAAGACTTGGCGGCACGTTCTTCTCGAAGAGGTCTTCGAGGCTCTTGCTGAGTCAGATCCGATCCGGCTTCGAGAGGAACTTATCCAAGTCGCTGCGGTAGCTGTTCAGTGGGTTGAGGACATTGACCGGAGGGCCGATAACTGAAGACGCTCTTAATGGACATCGAGACTAGCCCACACCTGGCGTACGTATGGTCGCTCTGGAAGCAGAACATTCCCCTTCCGATGCTTGCTCAGTCGGGGCAGACGCTTTGCTTCGCGGCGAAGTGGTATCGAGAGCCCGAGGTGTTCTGGCACTCTCTTCCCGATGGGGACATGCTTGAGCAGGCGTGGAAGTACCTTGACCAGGCTGACGCAGTAGTCACCTACTACGGAACTGCCTTCGATATCCCGACCCTGAATGGCGAGTTCTTCCGCGAGGGAATGCCTCCACCTTCACCGGCTAAGCAAATCGACCTCAAGAAGGTAGTCAGCAAGAAGTTCCGCCTCCCGAGCAACAAGCTCCAGTACGTCTCTAACAACCTCCTGAACCTCGGAGGCAAGGAAGAGACCGGAGGGTTCTCCACCTGGCTTGGGTGCATGAACAACGATCCCGAAGCCTGGGCTCGAATGGAGGAGTACAACCGCCGGGACGTTGTTGTCATGGAGCCGATCTACGATCAGTTGCTTCCGTGGATCGACAACCACCCGAACCGGAACCTGTACCGGGAAGAGCAGGGGTGTCCGAACTGCGCGAGCACCGACCTTCGCAAGGAGGGGCACGCTTACACGCTTCAGGGATCTTTCCAGCGCTATCAGTGTCGCGGGTGTGGTCGGTGGTCCCGAGGGACTAAGAGGGTCGCTGCGGTCGATTACGTGGGGGAGAAGTAGGCAGGATGCCTAAGTACGAGATCTATGTGGAACGGGTCGTTCGATACGAGAAGGTCTACGAGGCCGAGCACCGAGGCGACGCCTGGAAGCAGTTCTACGACGAACGTCGTGCGGGCACCATCGAGCCGTATGACGAGGATGAGACCTACAGCCACATCATTGAGGTGGAGCAGGATGCCTAAGTTCAGTTTCGCGGCCTTCGAGCACATCGCCTACGAGGACACCGTAGAGGCTGACTCCCTTGAGGAAGCCAAGCAGATCATCCGAGATGACATCGCTTGGTTCGATGGCGTTGAGCGTGACGTCGAGATCGACTGGATTGTGGAGGTGGAGGACTGATGGGCAAGGGGCCTTACGGGGACATCCCCGAAGAGAACATCATCTTCAACTACGCCAGTTCTCATAACATCACATTCCACGGCTCGGACGACTCTGGCATCACCATTGAAGAGTGGCGCGACATGACGCCAGAGCAGCAGAACGAGGCGATCCTTGAATGGATGTGGAGTAGCGATCTCATCGATTTGTGGGCAACCGAGGAGACTGAGTGAAGGAACTCTCCACCCTCGAAGCCTTCGATGACGTCGTAGCGAAGATCAGTCATTCCGTCGCCAGAGACTCCCCGTGTGTCGACTCGGAGGACATCTCTCAGCACCTCTACCTGACGATCCTCCAGAACCGGGAGCACTTCAAGAACCCGGATGCAGCCGGCGTCACGAACGCTCTGTGGAGGATTGCCAAGCAGTACGCCACCCAGCTCCGAGCGGAAGCACTCCACCTCAGTCCTCAGTACGCGTACTGCACTGAGGATGTCAGGAAGATCCTTGAGCACACCTTCGATCAGTCGGAGTGGTACGACACTCGCGTCCCTGAGGACGCTAGGTCCATCAAGGATTCGGCGGACGAGCTGGATCTTCAGTCTGACATCAAGTGGGGCTGGAGCCAGTTGCACACTGAGGATCAACGGCTGGTCTTCCGGCGGTACGCACTTAAGGAGGACTTCGGAGATTCCGAGCGACGGAAGTTCAACCGGGCTATCGAGAAGTTGGTTGACGTCGTGAACACCTATCCTCGCCCTGGCTTTCCTCGGAGAGCTATGACGAACACTCGTGCACAGCATGTTATTGGGAGTGGCTATGAGTGAGCTGCCGAAGGTAACCATTATCGGCAACACGGAGTTTTGGCCGCGAGTCTTTTTGGGTGAAGACGAGCTTCCTTCCGTCGTGCGGAGCGTGGAGCATGAGGTCGAAAACTATCGGCATTACGTGGTGCTACGCATTCCGGTGAGCGACGTGAGGTTCGTAGTTGATTGATCCCTCAGCTCTGAGGGAGTTGGTAGAAGCGGTAGAGATCCCTGATCCTTATCGCAGTCGGGTGGAGAGCTACGGGGGGAATGCCGCCCGTAGCCTCCTCCTTCTTTACGATTCCCTCAAGGAGATAATTGAATATGGAGATGTCGGAGAGGCTAAGTAGCCTCCACGGCTACGTATCCTTTCTGGCTCGCCAGTACGCCAAGCAGGACGACCACCTTCAGCAGGACTTCTACCAGGACGCCATGGAGGGTATGTGGCGAGAGCTGCTGAAGGCCCAGGAGGAGGGGAGGAGTCTTAATGACTCCTTCCTCCTTCAGAAGGCTCGCTGGGTCATGGTCGACAAGATCCGCAAGGGTAAGTGGGAGTCGGCTGTTGACCCCCAGCAGGACGAGCACCTTCTAGACCGTCCTGTCACCGAGGACCCTCAGGTCTACCAGGACGAGATCAAGCAGGCGGTAGCGAGCCTGGGAAGCAGGCAGCGGGAGTACGTCTACCTCCGGTTCTGGAAGGGCTACAACACCGCTGAGCTGCGGAAGCTCGGGTTTGGCAACAGCCTTTGGTACGGAAGCCAGAGGACCCCAGGGGTTCGGACCCTCCTGGGGTGTGACCTAGCTCACTTGGCACCGTCAGTCTGAGCTTGCATAATCGGAGATATGCAAGTGACCGTGGGGCAGGTGCTCTGGTGGCTAGGCGTCCTAACTATGTACGCCTGGTACTGCGTCTGCATCCGTCTCTTCTTTGAAAGGTGGCCTTGGCCGTGGCCGATATTGGCGAAGTCGTCAGGGAGTTCGAGGTGGTTCCGCTGGAGGTTCCCGTGGAGACTCCGGGACACGGGGAGCCATCTCGTACTGGAGAGGAAGCGCCGGTCCCAGCTCGCGAGCTACAGCCGGCTGGGAGCTAGTGTGAACGGCTGCGGAAACTGCGAGGGCTGCGACCTCGGATTGGACTGCGACTTTACCGCGTATTACTCAAAGCTCGGTGGCGTTGTCCAGCGTTACTACATTGACCCCTACACCGATGAGGTTGTTTTCATAGATGACCTCCCCATTGAAACTCCCGAGGAGCTAGAGCGCCGACGGGCCAAGGAGTACCAGAAGCACATCGCCTCTCTGGACAAGCTCCACGGTGCTATCCGGATGTTCCGAACCTGGCGTCTGATGCCTGATGGCACTCTTCGGGCGATGACCCAGGAGCACACCTGGGAGCCCGGTGAGAACGTCACTCTGGCCTCCGGGCCGAACGCCGGGGAGGACTCTGGCTTCTACGGCTTCAGCACTCTCGATGAGCTGAAGAAGCAGGAGAAGGACTGGTGGGAGAAGAGCCAGTCAGGGCAGCCTCGCTCAAAGGCCATCAGGATTCCTCGTGGAGGTACCGGCTTCGTGAACGAGTACTGGTACGTCTGCGGGACAATGCTGTGCTACGGCCATTGCAAGATGTCTGCCAAGGGTGGTCGAGTCCAGAAGGCAATTCCGGAGTACATCATCGAGCCGGATGGCTCCGACCCGGACTTCGGGATGCTCGTGGTGAACGCAGCCGAGAAGTACGGGGTGCGAATCGTTTCGGTTGAGCAGGCAGAGAACTTGGAGAACGGTGTTATCGAGTGGTGGAGGGGCCGGAAGATCTGATGAGATACATGATCGAACGCGGCGCAGAGCGGGCGGAGGTGGAGCTTCCCGAGGGCTGGACGTTCACCTCAATTCCGTGCCCCGCGAAGGCCCCCGAGGGGGAGGCGACACTGTACCGCCTGGAGTTCTTTGACGGGGAGGGGAAGTCCGGGGCGGTGTTCACCAACGTGGCAGCCTTCTACCCGACCTCCTTCATTCCTCCGAAGGATCAGTTCGCTAACATCCCCAACGATCTGGGCTGGTTGAAGCCGGCTGCCTGAGAAAGCAGGACAACTGAATATGGGTAGCGGAATGCAGGTTCTTACCGTCGCCAGTACGCACATAAACTACGGGACTCTTCGAGAGACTGGGTACATTCCCCACTGCGATTACCTTGAGGACTCTGAGCCCTTCTTGGACTGGAGCAAAATCCACCCGGATGAGGTTCTTGAGGCCCACGAGCGGGAGTATGACGCCTGGTTGGATCAGGCCTATCCCAAGCCGATCGATGAACTCCACGAGGCTTGTGGTCGGGGTTGCTACATCTCGAACAACCGCCCCAACCCGGCTACGAACACCAATCAGAGCTACCTCGGGCACATCATCGAGGTTGACCACCTGAGCGTCCTGGGTCATGGGCACGTCACCCTGTACGTCTCCGGGGTCTCTCGGGCTCTGCTTCTGGAGCTTGAGCGGCACCAGCAGCGCTACAGCATCAACTTCTCGGTGCTCTCTCAGCGGTATGTCAACCACGGCGTTGACAGCGACATTGAGGTGGTTCATCCGCCGATCTTCGATGACCTGCTGAATGCCGAACTTGACGACTGGTTCTTGAACGCTCAGGCCCGCTACGACACGGCGTACACCCGACTTCGAGAGCAGGGTTACTCCGTCAAGGAATCTCGTGGAGCGGCACGAGCATTCCTCCCCGAGAACACCGAGACTCGGTTTTTCGTCACCGGCTCCATTCGGGCCTGGCGGAACATCATCGAGCAGCGCCTTTCGCCGGCTGCTGATGCAGAGATCCGAGAGTTCGCACGGCTGGTTCTTGCCGAGCTGGAAAAGATCGCACCGAACAGCATGCAGGACGTCAAGATCGAGGGAGACAAGTGAATAAGGTTCTCGCAGGGTTGATCGTGGTCCTTGGTGTCGCTCTGGCTGTCATCGGCATCATCGGCCTTGAAGCCTGGCTTGTGATGCTGTTCCTGGGGGTTCTGCATCTCCACCTAACCGCAGCCATCCCCGCCCTCAGCTTCGTTCAGACGTTCCTCGCGGTCATCGTCGTCAACAGCATCGCTGCCTGGCTTCGCAGCATCTTCCAGCCCAAGAAGGAGACCTCCAAGTGAAGACCATCTTTGGTAAGGCCGCTGATCTGATTCGGGAGAACGGCTGGACGACCGGGACCCCCCAGAACGAGGATGGCTGCCTCTGCGCTGGCGGTGCTATCGCAATGGCCATCACGGGCGACCCCGATGACATGCACTCTGAGGAGAAGCCGGCTAAGCTGGACGAGGCTCTTCACAAGTTCGGGGATCACATCAACTTCCCCCGGACTTGGTATGACGACCTCGATGAGGTGGCAGTCCCGTACGACTCCGAGGAGCGGGTTTTCAACTGGAACGACCAGCTCAAGTGGGACTCAACGGTTGAGGACCCGAAGGCAGTCGTCCTGAAGACCCTGGACGAGCTTGACAAGCTGGAGGCTGCGAAGTGACTGAGAACTGGAAGCAGAAGGCGTACGACAAGCTTCAGCGAGATGGCTGGAGTAAGGGTACGGCTGGCAGCCCCGGCGGGCCCTGCTGTGCTGGCGGTGCTATCGCAATGGCCATCACCGGCTGCCCGCGTGACATGTACTCCGACAGCGATGGGTACACGGACGAGATCGATTCCGCACTTCGAGAGTTCGCCGGGTTCGTTGGCAATCCGGTTGAAGCGGACTATGACCCGGACATCGCGGTGTTCTTCTGGAACGATCGCCTCTTCCGGACTGAGGAACAGGTGCTAGACGCCTTCAGGCGGTTTGCAGAGATCGAGGGTACCGAGTAGTACCCCGCAACGAAGAAAAGCCCCCTACGAAGCTTTCAGGGCTTCGTAGGGGGCTTCTCGTTTTAGACTAGGATCACCTCCTAAGCCTGGGGCTCCTGGGGCTTGTTACGGGCCTTGTAGACGCCGTAGACAGTCAAGCCAGCAAGCACCAGAGCGGAGGAGACCTGCTCAGTCTCGGAGGCGTCAAACACGTTGTCAGCGACCACGGGGCCAAGCGCAACGCAGAGACCACCAACGGCTGTGACTACAGCCTTGGCGTAAGGGCTAAGCTTCATACGCACCTCCTATCGGCCTCCCTTTGGAGGCTCGATTACGATTACGTTCGCGGTCCTTAGGGCTTCGATGGTCTTTTCAAGAGCCTCGATGCGTTCCTTCAGCCGCGAGTTTTCTTCGGTAGCCGACGCCAGTTCCGATTTCAGCCAGGCAATATGCTGAGTGAGGTCGTCAATGATGGCGTCATAATGGGCTCTGGCTCTGTCGTAAGCCTGAGCCTCTACCTGTTGCTTTTGCAGTTCTCGATTCTCTTTGGCGACTTTGCGGCGATCGAAGAACGACCAACCTCCACCAAGAGTGGTAATTACTGCAACAGCGATGGCGACGGTTCCGGGGTCCAAAAGAAAATCCTAGAAAAACGTGGTGACGATCACGACACCCTTAGAGCCAGCCCCACCGGCACGGCTAGTGCCTCCAGCCATAGCATTGCCACCACCGGCACCAGCGCCAGAGGCCGGGTCACCATTGACGGAGTTGGAAACAGCAGCAGCACCACCAGAGCCGAATGGCGAGCCTCCACCTCGGGCGTAGAAGGTGGACTTTCCACCGATGACCTGGCCCACCATGCCGTTTTCGCCCTGGACGTTGATGATGTTGCCGCCAGTGGCAGTACCACCACTCCCGGCGGAAGCCGTTTGATCGACGGCGGTATTAGGCCCAAGGCCACCGCCACCGCCACCAGCACACGTGATAAGCCCTCCAAAGGTGGCCTGACCTCCGGTGCCACCAGAACCGCCAACGGTTCCGGTGCCTGCGTTCCCCACGGTGATGATGACTGTGGGGGGAAGGGCAGCAGCGTCGTACCAGCTTTCGGCGTACCCACCGGCACCACCAGAACCGCCGACAGCATTACCGCCACCTCCCACGGCACCGCCACCGCCACCTCCGGAGCCTTGGACACGCACCCAAACGGACCGTGCCCCGGCTGGCTTCAGCCAGGTGCCATCGGCGCTGAAGAGGCTCGTCTGTGGTGCTCTGGCGTACGAATACGGCGTCCACTGACCGAGGTCAGCCTTGAATACGAACAGTGCGTGAGAGTCCGTTAGAAATGCGTGCTGCCCATCTACGGGCGCGGGGATTGCTAGGTCTCGTGCTGAGGCAGACGAGAAGCGAGGAATAACAAGACTGTCGAGAGCGTTCGTGAGGCTCAGGAATGCCGCTGGAGCATTCGGAGTATCGGTAAGCTCCGGACGGGGAAGATTTGCAATAGGGCTGTTCGTTGCCATCGGGCTCCTTAGACTTGTGCGAGAGATACGCTTCCGACGACCTTTGCGATAATGCAAAGCGGACTGCCAGCGCACAGCACTACATCGCCTGGCACCAGGCCGGTAACGTGACTTCCCCGGGGAACAAAACGGTGGACATCAGTTCCGCCGTCTTTGCCGCTGCCTGGCACCGCCACCCGGGAGAGGTTGGCATCAACCGTTTCGGCTCCCTGCCAGACTCCGTACACGAACGGACTCCGAGGGTTCTGCTTCTTGATGGCACTGGCGAGCCGAGACACAGGATTCTTAGGCACCGAGGATCAACCCCTTCGAGCTTCCGGTGAACTGCCCTGGCCCAAGGGGAATACTGAGGCTGTCAATCTGGTGGACCTCTACGCGGCCATCGGCGTACACGAACCTGACGAAATCCCCAGCGTCTAAAGCCGGGTTGGGAATTGCCGTGAAATCGAGCGAGTAACCCAGCCCGGTATGCCGAGCTAACTCAGCGCGCGCACGCTGGTAACACTGAGCCTCAGTGGTTAACGTCGTGTCCTCGATGACGTTCACAGCTTTGCCGAATGGGCCGCCATAGCGGAGGGGCGAGGAGGGGTCTGAGTTATACAGAGATGCCTCAACGATCCCGCCCTCTGGGGTGGTAGCCCCGATGACGGTTACGCCGTTGTAGATGCCTTCACGGCTGTAGGAGTGGCCTGCGTCCACCAGGACGCCACCCTCCCCGGCGGCCAGGTCAAGAACGGTGCCGACAACGGAGGTAAGCTCAACCACAGGGCTGACCTTTGGGCTTCCGTTTACGTCGAAATACAGCCGACCACCCATGTTCTTTGCCAGCTCGGAGATAGCGTCCCAGTAGCTTGTCTGGCCGAACGTGTGCCCACCGGGAATGCGATAGTCGGTGACGCCCTCCTCGAACACCGACGCGTACGTAGCGTTCAAATACGGGTAATACCAATTGAGGAATTCCACAATCACGGCAGAGGCCATCCAGCCGGACCGGCTGACAAACCCTCGGATGCCAGTAGTGGAGAGTCCCTTGGAGCGGTCATAGAGCTGAGCCGTGGGGATGGCTGCGGTTTCCTGCCAATCGGTGACCTCTAGCCGGAATATCCCAAGGGGCACCAGCTCTTCAGCGCCATTCGGATAAACAACCCCTTGGCGGACACGCACCTCAGTGCCGAGCGGAGACAGAGTTGTGTTGAGAGTGGGGACAAGCCGGGGGTCAGCAATAGTGACACTGCCAGACCTCCGGATTTGCCCGTCCAACTCGACTCTAATATTCCCGTCGCTAACCGGCAGGTTGGAAGCGACCATTACCCCGTCGTAGTAGATATCAACAACGGTCTTTCGGCGGCCTGATTCAGCGACACGCCTGATGAAGTTCTGCGATAGCGGGGAATACATTTGACCTACAGATTCCGTTGAAGAACGTCCAACCAACTCGTGTGGTTGTTGAGAACTGCTTGCCAACTGGCGTTCTGGTCAAGAACGCTCTGCCAGCTCCGCAGAAGGAGGGATTCCTGAACCGTCGCCGGCCGATCAACTTCGATGTACGAAAGGGTCAGCAGGTGGACAAGCTCTCCACCGACCGGTCCAATTCGCTTTCGAGAGAGCTGCGTGATCTCTAGGTACAGATCGTCCTCACCCGTGACGGTCGGGCCTGCTGTCTGGAGGAGGAGTGTTCCGCCCTCCTTGACCAGCGTTTGAAGATCCCGCCAATAGGAGTCAGATTCCCAGGCTCCCCCAATGGGGAAGGTGGCAATCGTGAACTCACCTTCTCGACCACCCAGGGTGTCTGTGAGAACGACCTTGTTGCTCCGACCTAATACCTCGAACTCACCGAGAATTCTCCGAGGACGGTCCACATCGTTGAGGTCCACCATGTTGACGCGCCGGCTAAGCGCCGGCTGACCAACTGACTTCAGCCACACCGTTCCCGGTGATGGAGCTGGGATTGCTACGTCTCCGGTTCTGACGTTCTCGTAGAGGGCGTAGTAGTAATCCCGTGGACCCTCGACTTGGAAGTCCTTCCACAGGAATGCCTGAGGCAGAACGTCTGTGTTTCCCGCTTCAGCGCGGACTCCAAGGCCAGCCAGGCTGCCGGCTGACAATGACGTGTCGATCGTAGACAGTTGCCAGCCGCTAGGCTCGGTTGCACTCTCGGACCAAGCCTTAGCGCTAATGGAGGTGTTGAAGACTTCCAGCTTGACGTACCACGCGGAATTGACCACCCACGGTCCGAGGTCAACATTGGCCCCGCTAAGGCCCGTCAGCGTTCCACCAACCCGCTTCAGAAGACTCAGGATCATTCGCCCTGAGGTATTGAGCGTGAGTTGTGCTACGTAGTAGTTATTGGGGTCGGTCATTCGCCCGAGCACCCAGCCGGTGAAGTTGCCTCCAACCGGAATCTTCGGGAACTGGATTCGGCCACGGACACGCTGGTTGAATGTGTTGGTGAGGAAGTAGCCGTAGTACAGGTTGTTGACCGCACCCACGAACACGCCTGCGTCAGTACCGTTTACGAAGAAGGCTGAAGCAGCCCCACCGCCGGTAGTCCACTGTCGCTCTGAGGTGGATGTGCCCCATTCGTTGCTTACGGTTCGGTTGAACAGATCCGTGTAGCTGACTGAGGTGACGACCGCTTCATATTGGAAGTTCTTCCCAATCGGAGCCTCGAAGTCGGTGATACCGAATGAGCCCCCTGACATCGCAACCCGGTCTGCACCACGGACCCCGACAGGGGCACTAGCCCCCGTCGGGTCGATCCGCTGAATCCGCACCGTGCTAAAGGGACTTGGAGCCGTGACGGTCAAATCAAAGCCGGGGGAGTGGTACGAGTTGTTGTACGTGGCATTAACCGCGACCGGCATTACACACCCCCCAGGGCCTTGATTAGCTCTTCAGCCTTTTCATCGAATACAATTTCGGCGTCACGCTTGACACCATCGACGTACACAGTGACGTTCACCGGCCTGTCTGAATCGGCAATCTTCTGCTCAAGGGCCTTGCCCTGAGCGGCATTCAGAGCCAGCTCGTTAGCCCCGGTCTTGTTGATGAACGGGGTGTTCGGAGCGACGTAACCGCCGTTGTCGTAGGCCCAGTGAACGTGGTCCCAGTGGTCCTGCTCGATGGTTCCACCAGTGAACCTGTGGAAAGCGCCGTTCTTAATCTGGCGACCGCCAGCAGGCGAGAAGATGAGTTCCTTCGTGCCTTTGCCATAGTTCTGGGAAATCCAGTTGAAGACATCCCACGAGGGCGGAAGGTCAACCGCTCGACCCAGAGCGTGATAACTCCGGTTGCCAGTTGACGTAATGGCACCAGGGCGGAAGCCAGAGATGAGCGGAAGCCCAGGGAACTGTTGCCGAAGAACAGCCATCATCTTCAGCCAGCCCATACCTCCACCGTTCGGAGACCCACCGAGGATTTCGGGGAACTTCGTTCCGGAGAAGTCGAATCGCATAGGCCAATTGACCTGACCACCCTTGGCGAACATCCCGCCGATAGGCAGAGCGCCATGACGGTTGATGTAATCAAGCGCCGGCTTGCCAAGATTCTTCGCAGCCTTGGCCCGAATCATGTACTCCTGATCGGAGGCCATAATCGGAATCTTGTCGCCGGTGGGTCCACCAGGGCCACGGATCTCACCACCGGCCTTCTTGCCTATACCGCCGTTCTTGAGACCTTCGCCCTTCTCGAACTGCCAGGCTTTACGCTCAGCCTGCAATGCCTTCTGGTAGGACATCCCAGGGTTAGCAGCAACCTTCTGAGCCGCAAGGATCTCGGTGATCTGCTTGGCTACGTTGGTGAAGCCCATCAGCTCCAGGAGCGTCTTGACGTCCTTCGGGACCTTGCCGTAGGTGTCGATGAGCTTCTGGGCCTCGGCCTTAGTTTCCTTGCTCTTGCCGAACTCGTCCTTCAGAGCGTTCGTACGGTCCCTGTGCCGACGAATAGCGAGATCCATCGGGACGCCGGAGGCGATGTCCTGAAGCATCATTTCGTAGCTAGCCTGAGTGGCAGCCTTCAACATGTCGCGGTTTGCCTGACCAGCCTTAGTCTTCTCATCAAGCGTCGACTTGTTCTGCTTGATGGAATCCCTCAAGGCGAGAAGCGACTTGTTCCACTGGTCGCTAGCGTTCTGTGCAGACATAGCCGTGGTAGCCTGGGTCTGCATAGCTTGCCTGGCGTTATTAACCGCATCCTTGAGAGAGACTTGCTTGTCGATGGTCTGGTCAAGGATTCCGTTCCAGTTACCGAACACTCCAGACAGACCAGTAGCAGTCAAGTCCAGGTTGCCAAGCTTGTTTTGCCACTCTTCGGTAGCCTTCGAGTTCGTCTCGGTAAGACCCTGCCACTGCTTTCCGATGTCGATACTGTCGGCAACCCCACCAACGCCCTTGCGCCAGTCGGCGAGGTCCTTTGCCAATCCCGAGAAGAAGGATTTGCGGTCTCCGGTGGAGAACCGAGCAACCACCTCGAATAGCTTCTGGAAGCCAAGGAGCAAGAAGGAGACCGCATGAAGGAGTCCGTAGGCAATCGCAGTCAAAGCCAGCATTGCGACCTGGACAACCTTGATGACAAGCACCACTGCGCTGAGTGCAATCGATACCAAGTAAATCGGTGCGGCTAGCAATCGGAAGATCTGGGCAAGATCCTTGCTCTCGAAGCCAAGGAATCCGAAGGTCTTCTCTAGTGACTGGGCTGCCCCGATCACGTTGTCTACGGCCGGCAGAAGTGCGTCCTTGATGACGTCCTTGATGAAGTTGAACGCCTGAAGCATCCCCAGGCGAACCTTCTCTGAGCGGGCGTACAACACCCCCAGAGCGGTCATTAACGCCCCGATAGCCAGGACGGCAACTGCTATCCAGCCACCCATACCGGCAAGAGGACCGCCGATGAGGGAGAGGGACTTCATCGCCAGAGAGGCAGCGTTGGCCACTCCGGACAGAGCCGTGCCGAAGATACCGATGGCGATTGCCGCTGGGCCTGAGGCCAACGTCAGAAGGATGACCTGGCGGACGAGTTCTTTCTGCTCGGGATTCAGGGCTTGGTATGCAGACCAGATATCTCGGACCTTGCCGATTAGCCGCCCGAGCCAATCGATTAGCTTTGGGAGACCCGCGATTAGCTCATCAATAAGACCGAGGACTACTGGCCTGATGGCGTTGATCGCCCCGATGATCTCCTCGCGGTTTCGATCGAACGCAAATCCCACCCGAGCCTGAATGTCTTCCGTGAACGCCTGCCAAACACCACCCAGGGTCGCAGCGGCCTTTGTTGCACCAGAGAGGTACTTCGGAGAGTTGCCGAGCTTGATGAATGCTGCGTTCAGTTGTTCGGCCGATACTTCGCCCGCCTTGAATGCCTCCCGAAGGTCATCGAGCGTTTTGTACCCGAGGATTTTCGCGGCTTCAGCGAACACGTTGATGCCGTCCGGAACGTGCTCAGCAAACTGCTGTCGCAGGTCGTCCATCCCGATAGCACCCTTAGAAAGGATCTGGGTGTACGCCATCAGGGCCAAGCTCGCCCTCTCGGGACCGGCAACACCTCTGGTTAGGAAGATGTTGCTAAGCGCCTGCATACTCTTGTAGAGGTCCTTCTCCTTGACCCCTACAGAAGCAAGCTTCTGTGCGTACGAAATAGCATCTTCAGTGTTGAAGAGGGGGCTCTCGATCGCAATTCTCTGGATCTCCCGGATAACCTTCTCTACGTCCGCAGCCGGACCAAGAAGGGCCTCCATTGAGGCACGGGCATAACCAACGTTGGTGGCGAACTTCAGGCCATCAAAAGCAAGCTTGCCCATCACTAGGGCAGCAGGCCCGGTCAGGAACGTCGTGGCAAACCCACCAAGCAACTGAAGCTGAAAGGACGCCAGGCCCAGTCGAGTCGAGAGCTGAGAGAGCGTATGCGACGCGGCGTCAAAGGCCCTTGCAACCTCGATGCCAGAGCGCTTTGCAGCAGCGGTTACAGCGTTAAACTGGCTCTGGATCTCCCCAGGCTTCACGGACTTGCCTGTAGCAGCCTGAGCGGCTACCTCAGGGCTTGCACCGAGGGCACGCATGGTTCGGTACTTGAATGCCTTGTCCATGTCCGCCTGGGCCTGCTTAGCGGCCTTCAAGGACTCAGCAGCATCGGCCTTCTCAATGGCCTGCTTCTTCTTGTACCAAGCGCTCAGCTCGTTGAGCCGGCGTTGCTGATCCTTCTGTTCAGCGGCAATACTCTGCTTGCGCTGCTTCTCAAGCTTCTGGAAGGACTGCATCTCCTTGTCAAGGTCCTTGAACGTGCCCTTACGACCTTTGTCAAGCTCCCGCATTCCCTTGCGAACTTGGTCAACTACCTTCTTGCTGTTCTGGCCAATGGCCTGATCCATGTCCCTGGCGAGACTTCGGAGATACTGATTGATCTCCTTCTGGGCAGCCTTGGCCTTCAGGCGAGGAGTGATCTCAATGAATGCCTTGCCTACGTTCGCACCGTCATTCATCTACTCACCCCCCAAAGAAATCACGTAGTTCTTGCTTAGACGACATTTGCGGCTTCTCCTGCTCTTGCCCAGGCCGAAGAGCCGGCTTAGGGGCATTCCTTCTCAGGACGGCTCTCTGGGAATCCTTGAGGTCCTTGCCGGCCTGAGTGCTGAGGTAATAGACCGCTAGCTGT